AGGAAGTCCATGATGTAGTCCCATCGGATCGAGTCGCTGACGGCCTCGAAGTTGAGCGAGTTCACCACCTCCTCTTTCTCGAACCAGCCGTGGTCGGATAGGCGCTCTGAGCAGGCGTCGAGCACCGCCGTGTGAACGGGGCACCGCCTCGCCTTCTCCCTCCGAAGGTACCTGGCTCCCATGTCAGCCGGTCCTCCTTTCCTTCGCCTGCTCAACAAGCGAGATCACCTCAGCCTTCTTCGGCGTGAGGCGCTTCTGCCAGTTGGCCGTCCGCTGACCGAGTTGCTCCAACTCGAAGTCGAGACGCCGGAGCACCTCGGCGTCCTCCGCCATGGTGATGTGCGGGAGAGCTTTCACCACCTCGGCCAGCTTCGTGGAGGTGGCATCGGACGAGAGCATCTTCTCGATGCTGTCGGCCAGCGTCTTCCCGAACGTCTCGAACAGGAGCGTCTTCGGCGCCTTGGATGCCGCCGCAGCACGGTAGGTGTTGGCGTCCACCTCCCCTCGAAGATCCTTCTGGGCGACCTCTCCGCGCCGGGCCTTGCGCGCCGTGACCTTCGCCCCTTGAGCGACCTTGCCCTTCACCGCCTCGACCTCTCGCGGAGGACGGTTGCGGGCTCTCCCGGCCTTCTCGATCCGCTTCATGTGCGCGTTGGCCCGCTGGACGATCTCCTTCGCGGCCTTCACGCTGAGGCCCTCCAGGTCGTCCATGTCGAGGTAGCCGCCCTGAAGGAGCGAGTAGGCCGCCGAGCACGCCTCTGCGGTGGCGTTCATGATGCTCTGAGCGGGACGTTTCCCAGCCCTCTCGCGGTCCCAGCCAAGAAGCCGTGCAATTTCGACAGCATCGGGTGTGTGTTCCTTCGCGGAGGAACAAAACTCCACTGCCCCCTGCCAGGTGTTGAGCATGACGAGGAAGTCGGTCGAGTAGTCCTCGCCGTTCTCCCGGCCCATGAGCTTCAACATCTCCTCGTCGGAGAGGTCTCGGATGATGACCGGAACCCGCTTCAGTCCCAGCCGACGGGCGGCTTCGAGTCGGTGGTGCCCGAACGCCAGCTCGAACCTCTTGCCGACCGCTCGGACGATGACACCCTCCCAGAAGCCGACATCCTCGATCGAACGCATGAGCATCTCCACTTTGCTCTCGATCCAAGGATAGGTGTCCAACTTACGATGCGGGTTGGGACCAACTTTGCTAATTTCCACGTTAGACAGTTGCGCCATGTTTCCTCCAAATGTCATGAATGGAGCCTAACCCATGATCGACAGAAAACTCCACAAAATTCGACAGGTTATTGACTATCCCCTCTCTATGTGGTACGACTAGGATATGAGAGCACACCGTGGACTGAGCAAGGCGGATACCCTGCGACTGGCCGTGATCGAGCACTATGTCGAGACCGGCCAACGGCCCGATGGTCTGCACGTGACCGACGAGTGGATCGACGAGTCGATCAAGTTCCTGACCAAGGAGCTACGGCCTACGCTCGATGCTTGGGCCGAGATCGCTGACAGGGAAGAGAAGAGTTCCCTCGTCGCGCTCGAAGCCAGGAAGGTGCTCCGCATGTGGAAGCGGAAGCGGAGTGGGAAGCCAGTGGACCCCGAGAAGCTGGACGCTGCCTTCAACGCGCTCGACCTCGCTGTCGAGGCCGCCAAGACCTCCCCACAGTAGAAAGATCGGTGCTGTCATGGTAAGGTCTGCGACCGTGGATAACGCCTTGCACACCGTTTCCTCACCTCACATCGCATAGACGCTGACCCGGTGTGCCGGGCTCAGGAAGGAGGTAGCCGATGGCTACGTGGAGTGGCATGTCGAGCAAACTCAGGGGGGCGGCAGTGATCGGAGCAATCCTGGTCACTGTTGCGGCCGGGGCGTCCGTGACCCCTTTCCTCGTCTCTTGCGAGGACACTGCGGAGGCTGGACAGAGCCCGGATGCTCGACGCGAGGCCGCCAAAGAGCGGAGGATGCGGGAGGCGGCCGAGTTCCGGGAGAGATGGGAGCAGCGAGAGCGCGAGAGCGAGGCCCGGTGGAAGCGGCTCGAAGAGGAGTCGGACCGGCAGAGAGCGGCTCTGGAGGAGGAGCTTGCCGCAACGCCCCAAAAGCATGTCCGCCGTGTTCGTCGGTTCCTGTGGGAGAGCCCTGCCGAGACGCGGGGGAAGATCTGGAATGTGCCCGTCGAGGAGAGCCACGACGCCCTTCTGACGGCCTTGCTCCGAGTGTGCATCGCCGAGGCGGACGGGGACCCACAGGACTGCGCGGGCATCTGGCAGGTGGTCAAGAACAACCGCCGCCGGTCATGCGACCGAGGGATGATCAGGCGCATCACGGAATGCGTGGAGGGCGAAGGCGAGACCTACATGTCAGCCCTCCGGAGACACCAGCGCCACGTGCTCGGGATGATCAAGGCCCGGAACAAGCGGGCGGTCTGGATCAGCAAACTCACCCCCGACTGTGAGATGCCAGAGGGCTACCCCGAGTCGGAGAACCACTGGGACTCCCACTACGGCTCGAAGGTCTGTCCGCAAGCGGTGGCCGACGTGCGTCAGCTCATCGCCGGGAAGTTGCCGGAGTCGAGGCCAGGGCACCGCGTCCGATGGCTGCCAGGTCGCCCCGTCACCTGGGGAGGCCGCTGTGAGGCCAACGGAGGAGCCTGTGACGACCGTATCGCCTGCGCCCGAGGGCTCGCACGCATCCCGGGCACGGACACCCTGAACGCCTTCTGGTGCCGTCCTGGCGCGGCAGGCTGCCCGGATGACATCGACCCGATCTGCATTCAGATGGGGTACCCGAGCCGCCGAGTGACAGAAACGGTCACTGCCGCAGAGCCCGAAGGATCTCCCTCCGACGAAAACTCTTGACCTCGCGCTTTCTGGCGGGCAGTATCGTCAGGCTTTGGTTCGGTGGTGCCCACTGCTGGACCGAGGATTTGGTCATGACGAGACAATTTCTATATGCTACAGTTTGTTTCTGCGCGAGCCCACTCGGAGTACGGGTTCGAGGATTGGCGTAGGCGCTCAGTCGCCACGCCCAACAGGCGCACCTAGCGCCACGTCATGACCGTCCTCGTTCTCGTTGGGCCTCCGAGTGGGCTCGCGTTTCCTTTTGAGCGCGGGCCACGTGAGAGGAAGGTGGTTCCGTGCGCGTGGGTCCTGAGCAATTCATCTACCGTGACTTCGCTTTCATCGACGCGATGATCCTGCCCGTGGTCGGGCCGAAGACGATCGCCATCTACGACGTCCTCCGTCGCTACATCTGGAGGGCTGCCGACCGAGGTGCGAAGAAGTCGCGGGACGCCTTCAAGAAGGGAAAGCTCTCAGCCTCCATCACCCGGAGCAAGTTGGCCGAGCTGTCCGGCGTCTCGGTCCGCACCGTCCAGCGACACCTCAACCGCCTCAAAGACATCCGATGGGTGGAGTGGGAGTGCGGGAACGGGACCGGGGAAACGGTCGTCTACGAGCTGGGCTTCCGCACCCCGGACGGCGTGGAGGTGTTCTACGCCGACGCCAGCGCTCGGAGGCTCTGGCTCGGGCTCGAAGAGTTGGCCGTGGAGCAGGGGGCCGAGCGCGTGAACGACCTTCCCTGCGACGTCCGTCTCGCTTTCGCCCGAGGATGGTTCGACCCGGAGGGGGGTGGTGACAAAAATGTCACCAGGGTGGTGTCACCAGTGTCACCAGGGGTGGTGACAGAAATGGCACCTAGTAATAGAGAACCCTTCGGGGAGGGAATAGAGAAGTCCGAGGAATATGCTGGGCGCTCCGCGCCAGCACACACCCCCGGCCCGAAACACTGGGATGCTCCCGCCGGTCGAGAACGAAGAAGTCCTTCCAAAGACAAAGAACGAGACTCAGAAGGCGCGGAGATTGCTCTTGACATTGCTCTTGACTCCGGCGAGGATGAGGATAGGTTCGCGCGGGCTGCGGCGGCCGGTGCCGAGGGGAAGGCCAAGGCCGACCACCAGACCGAGGCCAACATCCGGAGAGCGACGCGACGCCTGAAGGAGAAGAGGACGGAGCAGGTGGAGCGAGTCCAACAGGACGAGCAGAGGGCCAAGAACCTGAAGGGGGGCACACGCTACACGCACGCGATACTTCGAGCAGCACGCGACGCCTGGGATGTCTACGTCGAGCTGATCAAGGGCGCTCACCCGGCGATGCCCGTCGTGAGGTGGAACGCCGAGGGCAACGCGAAGGCGCGCGGACAGATGTGCCGTCTCGTCGACATGTACGGTGGCGAAGCGACGAAGCAAGCGATACGTTATATGGTAGGGAACTGGGACGCGATCAACGCCCGATTCTTCAAGAAGGGGCCAGGCAGCGTTCCAAACTTCGGGCTGCTCACGTCCATGCACGAGTCCTTGTTCCGGGAGTCGGCGTTGTGGAGAGAGCACCGAGAGGTCATGGAGGAGTGGGAGGCGTGGCAGAGCGAGCACGCGGACGACGACGAGACCCCTCCTTCAGAGTTGCAGGGGCGCTATGAGAACGCACGCACAGCGCTGGAGTCTCTTGGGCTCGGGGTCTGACGATGCCCGGAGGCAAGCATGACCAGCCCCGCGCCATTCAGACGCAAGCTCGGTCGTGTGGACTTGGAGCGGATGAACATCCCGGAAGACCTCTGGCTCGCCAAGATTCAGAGCGTCAGCGAGGACGTGCGCGAGAAGGTCGAGACCTACCTCCGGAACGTGAACGTGGCGGTGGCCAACGGAGCCGGGCTCGTCATCCACGGCTCGAAAGGTGTTGGCAAGACGGCCATCGCTGCCCTGATCGCGAAGGAGGCCAGGTCGAGAGGCCATACGGCGCTGTTCTGCCGCATCTGGGAGCTACGAGAGATGATCCGATCTCGCGTCCAGTTCGACGCCGACTCGTCGGTGGCGGAGCGGGCTCGGAGCGTGGATGTGCTTGTGCTGGACGACCTTCGAGCGGAGGATGCCGGAGAGAAGTTTTTCACCTTGTCAGAGATCAACGAGCTGGTCCGGTATCGGGCGTCACGACGTTGCGTCACGATCATCACGACCAGGCTCGACAAGGGGGCGCTCACAGTGCCTCCGATGAACGTCCTGTTGGACGTCTTGCTCCTGTTCAAGGTGTCGGGTCCCGACCTGCACGACGAGAAGAAGCGGGCACTGAAGGAAGCGGTCCTGGGGACCTGATAGCGTAGGCGGGGGTAGGGCGTGGACCTCGACACCATCTTTGTCGCCAGTGTGCTGAAAGGCGGCCGTGAGGCCGTTCGGTTCGCCATCGAGCGCGGGGTCGATGAGGACTGCCTTGGCGGCAAGGGGCTCACGGCGTGGAAGTTCGTTCTCGACTACCTGAAGCAGTACCACGACGTCCCTGACCCTGGCGTGGTCGAGGGGAAGACCAACGTCAAACTCCCGGACCCGGACAAGCAGCACCCGCCCGCGTTCTGGGTGGACGAGGTGCTCAACCGCCGACTCCACAACGCCATCGGCGACAAGTTGCTCGCCATCACGGCGCACTTCAAGGCACGCGACCCGCAGGCGGCCTTTCAGGAGTACGCGGACGGGCTCCATGACCTTCGGAAGCTGGGAGCTGGCGTAGCCAAGACGGTCAGCCTCTTCTCTCTCGGCCCGGAGTTCCTGGACTACTACGACAAGATCAAGGCCGGCTATCGAGGCATCCTGACACCATGGCCGACGATCAACGAAGCGACTCTCGGCTTCTGGCCGGAGGACTTCGTGCTCTACGTCGCGCGCCTGGGAGTGGGCAAGACGTGGGCGCTTGCCATCCTCGCGAACCACGTGTGGACGGTCCAGAAGAAGCGCGTGCTGTTCGTCACGACGGAGATGTCGCAGCTAGCGATCGTCCGTCGGTGGATCGCCATCCACTACAAGTACCCCTACAACGATCTTCGGAAGGGGATGCTGAGCGCGTTCGCCGAGCAGCGGATGAGGGACGACCTCTCGGAGAAGGCGAAGGAGGAAGGGCTCTACCTCATCGGAGGAGATTTCGACTTCCGGATCGAGTCCATCGAAGGGGCCATCGAGGAGAGCGAGCCGGACGTCGTGTTCGTGGATGGGGCGTACCTGCTCAAGGTGAAAGGCGAGGGCCGGATCGAGAAGGCGGCCAACTCGTTCGACGAGTTGAAGCGGGTGGCCAAGCGCAACCACCTTCCTCTCGTAGCCTCGACCCAGTTCAACCGTGAGGTGAAGGGGAACAAACTCTCGACAGCCGGCCCGGAGAAGATCGCCCTGTCGGACGCCGCCGGGTGGAACGCGGACCTCATCTTCGGTCTCGTGCGGACCGACGACATGAAGCGCGACAAGCGCATGATCCAGCTACCCTTGAAGTTCCGAGAGGGGGAGGGGGACGAGATCGAGACGCACTGGGACTTCGATACCATGAATTTCGATGAGCTACCCAAGGGCGCTGCGGCGGCTACAGCGGGCGCTGGAGGCGCTGGAGGCGCTGGAGGGGGTCAGGGCGGTGGAGCTGGCTCTGGGGCCTCTGGAGGCGGCACAGCCCCCGACCCAGACCCCTACGGGACCGGGCTCCTGTTCGGCGATGACGACGACACGAAGGACCAGGTGCCATTCTGATGCCGGCGAAGCAGATGCCAGTCCTGGTCAAGCACTGCGCGCTCGCGATCTATAAGAGCGGGTACTGCTCTGGGACCGAGGTCGAGAAGGTCCAACAGGCCCTCGACATCGCGGTGAGCCGGCTCGTTCAGTACGGGTTCCTGTGGAAGAACGCTGGGAAGGTCTCTCCGGAGAAGATCAAACTCCGGGCCAAGGGTCAGAAGGCCGAGTCTAGGCACCGTCGGGAGAAGGACGGGAGCGTGAAGACGAAGGAGTGGAACGCGCTCTACAAGCTGATCCAAGAGGAGGCCGAAGAGGACGAGGGTGCTGGGGCGACGTCCGAGGACGCCGAGCCCGAGACGATGGAGCCAGTGGAGAACAAGCCACTGCAACGACGGAGACGGCTCGCGAAGACAGCCCGCGCCTCAGCGCGTCGGAAGCCGAAGCGCGTGAAGAGGGCCAAGCGAGCGAAGCGACGGTGAGACGATGGACGTTGGCGAGATACGACAGTTCCTCCACGCGCTAGGGTGCCAGAAGATTTCAGTAGGATCGAAGTGGGTGCGATCGACGTGCCCGATGGGGCACCTTCACGCGGGCGGGAAAGACAGGCAGCCCTCATTCGCCATCTGTATCGACCCCGGTGATGAGAGCAACTGCCGGTGCCAGGCGTGTGGCATCTACGGAGGGCTTCTTCAACTCGTGTGGCGCATCTCGGCAGACGGACGACGCCCACGCCCCGACCTGTTCGACTACCTCGTCGAGCACAATCAGATCAACGTGGAGAAGTTCAACCTGGACGAGCCGGAGCCGGCAGAGGACGACATCGAGGGACAGATACGGGCCGCGAGGAAGTACATCCCGGTTCCGAAGCGGGAGAGCAAGTTCGTCCACCCGGACGATGAGCCACAGGCCGAGGTGCCGGAGGATGTCCTACGGCAGATGATCTCCGACATGCCGGACTACGTGCGCGAGTACCTCACGCGGCGCTCGGACCCGCTCATGGGGGTCGACGGTCGCGGGCTCGAACCGCTCACGGTCACGGAGTGGGAACTCGGCTGGCACAAGGTCCAGCGGCGCGTCTGCATTCCCATCCGGGACGAGGACGGCAAACTCGTGGCGATCAGCGGCAGGGCCTTCGATGACAACGCCCGGCCGAAGTACCTGCACAGCCGGTTCAAGCGGGACCGAGTGCTGTTCGGCGAGCATCGCCACGACGCCAGCATCCGATCCGGGTTCCTCTTCGAGGGGTTCTTTCAGACGATCTACTCATGGCAGTACGGCTACGCCAACGTCCTCGCGCGCATGGGTACGCATCTGAGCCGCCAGCAAGCCACGAAGCTAGTCCTCTGGTTCGATCATCTCACCATCGTTCCGGACGGAGACAAGGCCGGAAGGGAAGCGGCAGAGCGCGATAGGAGGACGCTCTCGGACCTCTCCTACGACTTCAAGACCGGGGAGGCTGGGACTGTCTCTCGCATCGAGCAGATCGACATCGCCGACATGCCCAACAAGATGGACGCGGACACGCTGAAACCCGATGTATTACGGGCTGTTCTCGGCCCGCAAAATACCGCTTGACAATCCGGGCGGTACTAGGTAGTTTGCAAGATGCCGTGTAGGCAATGATCGGCCTTGGGCCGGGAGGTGACAGATGACCGTTCGGACGAATGCGGTCCAGACCTGCGACCGCTGCATGAAGCCTTTCAGCGAGAAGCACCTGAAGTCGGGCGACGCCGTGCCGGTCTTCAAGCAACGCGGGCTCGTCGTCACGACCGGGACGAGCACGGGGGACGAGCCGAAGTTCACCGTCCTCTTCTCGTTCGACGACATGTGCCCCGACTGCCAGAAGGCGGTGGACAACCTGCTCGCCAAGGTGCGTCTCGACGCCAAGCCGGCGGCCGGGAAGAAGGGTCCCGCGAAGAAGCGCGGCTCCAAGAAGAAGAAGGAGGAGGAGAAGAAGCCTCCGACCGAGGAGTACACCGAAGGGGCTGCCGCCGAGGGCGCGGAGCCAGCCCCCGAGGACAAGGACGCTCCCCCGCCCAAGGAGGAGACCGAGCCCGCCGAGACACCTCCAGCCGAGGCCAAGAGTGAGGAGCCTACCCCGGAGCCCCCGGCAGAGGAGCCGGCGGAAAGCTCCGGAGGGAACGGCGCGGAAGCGGCTTCCGAGCCGGACACGTCCAACCTGATCGAGGACCCCTCGACGGGCGACAAGTACGACCCCGAGACCGGCGAGGTCGTGGTTCGAGGAAACAAGGACGGGGCGCCCGAAAAGCACCCCTTCTGATAGGCCGGGTGGCCAAGTCAACGATCGTGTGATCGGGAGGATGAAGCGATGAGCGGATCATGGTACGAAACTGGTTTCGACGGGATCGCCGGAGAGGAGCAGCGCCTCGATGAGGCTCAAGGCCCTCACCGGCTGTGGATTCCCGGCGGGGCGGGCAAGGACGTCGTGTGGGTGGACGACGATCCGGTGTGCGTCTACGAGCACAACCCCAAGATGAACGGCAACTACCGCAACTGGCTCACCTGCCAGCAGGGAGTTTACGACGAGGTGGTGTGCTGCCAGAAGCTCGGTCCCAAGAGCCGGTACTACGTCGGCTACCTGACCGGCGTGGACTGCACCCTGTGGAAGGACCAGCGCGGGAACGAGCACCAGTACGAGATGCGACTCGTGCCGATGAAGCTGAGGTCCCTCAAGAAGTTCCGCCGGAAGAAGGAAGACCGGGGAAAGATGGCCGGCACGATGTGGACGATGAACCGCGAGGACGACAACGCGGCCAGCATCGGCGACGACTGGGACTTCCAGCGTGACGTGGACATGGCGAAGATGTTCGATTTCGTCAACTACCGTGGCACGCTCCTGTCCGAGATGTGGGACCAGGCTGAGGGAGACCCAGAGGCCATGGCGCGCGTCCAGCGGATCTTCCAGATCAAGCCGGACGAGGAGGGCAAGCTCCCTCGCATCGTGGCGCCGTTCAACTACATGAAGGTCTTGGAGCCGAAGGCCCCGAAGGACATGCGATTGATCCTCGGCGCCGTCCAAGAGGACGACGACGATGACCGGCGCTCCTCGGGTTCGTCGGGTGGGCGGGGAGGGGCCGCGAAGCAGGACGACGTTCCGTTCTAGGCCCCGAAGGACGACGGTGATAGAGGTGGCGCTCTCCCACCTTCCCCGGCCCGGCCATTCGGGGAGAAGCCGTAGGCAGGGAGCGAATACAAATGGCGCAAGCCCCCGCGCCTTCCACGGATCGGCCATTCGAGGAGAAGCGGGATACCGCAGGGGGCACTTGGAATCGGGCAGGAGTCGAGGGCGAGGAACAGTGGTGGGGCAACCGCGCCATGGAGCGGCCACCCGGCCCCCTCGCTAGCGGGGATCACTGGGCGACTCCAGCGGTGGGTCCGGGTGGAGGCACCGCACCCCTAGCGACAATTGGTCGCAGGAGAGACATGGACGACTCGGCTCCCAAACTCCAGTTCGTCCGGCTCCACCTTGGAGAGCACCGGATGGATGTGGTCCTACACGATCCTGTCCTCGGAGATCGTCGGCTGATTCGCTACGAGTGGCACGCCAAGGAAGCGACCGATGTGCCTCCCGATGGCTGGTACAACACCGTGCTCGGAGAGGTTCGGTTCCAGCGGGGCCAAGAGTTGCAGAAGCGGACCGGGCGATTCATCCCGAGGGGGTAGCAGTGGACGTTACGGTAGACGGGTGGGCGTGGCTCCCCAAGTCAGACCTCACCCCTGACCAGATCGTGAACCTGGAGCAGATGCTCACGGTTCACCCTCAGAAGGTCGGGGACTATCCGGGCGATGAGCCCCTTCCCATTCCCCTGTACGCGCATGATGGGAAGGAACGATTCGGAGTTCCGCGCGAGTTCTTTTTCAGCAACCGTAGGGCCGTCCACAACGTCCGCATGGATGTCACCGAGGGTTCGACGGAGTGGTGGCCAGCGGAGTTTGTCGGCACCCTTCGTTCGGAGCAGCGTGTGGCTGTGAACGAGGTCGTCTCCTTGTTCCGGGCAGGGCGGCTCGGAGGCATCGTTCAGGCGAAGCCAGGGTGGGGAAAGACGGTCGCCGCGCTCGCCATCGCTGCGGAGATGGGCCTCCCCACGCTCGTCGTGGTCCACAAGGAGTTCCTGATGGACCAGTGGACCGAGCGCATCGAGAAGTTCCTTCCGGCTGCGAAGATCGGCCGCGTCCAACAGAACGAGTGCGACTTCCTCGGGAAGACCATCGTCATGGGCATGGTGCACTCGCTTGGAGGGGACCAGCCCTATCCTGACGCTCTGTGGGAGTGGCCAGGGCTCCTCATGGTGGACGAGTGCCACCGCATCGGAGCCCGCACGTGGGCGCCCGTACCACCACGATTCTCGGCCAAGTACAGGCTCGGCTTCACTGCGACGCCTCGGCGCAAGGACGGAGCTGACAACGTGTTCTGGCAGCACATCGGCCCGATCGTCTTCGCCGGGAAAGAGGAGCGACTGAAGCCGGTGATCAAGCGGGTGTGGACCAAGTTCAAACTCGTGAAGACGGACCGCTTCAATCCGCATCTCGCTCCGAAGGCCCTCATCACGAGGTTCTTGGTCAAGAGCCGACACCGGAACGACCTGATCATCGAACAGCTCATCGCCGCTGTGACGGCTGGCAGGAAGATCCTCGTGCTCAGCGAACGGCTTCAGCATCTCCAGGACATGGAGAACCTGCTTCGGAAGCTGTGGCCGGCGGTCGTTGGGCCTGTCTCCATCGGACAGTACGTCGGAGGTCGAACGAAGGAGCAACTCGAACGAGCGGCGCAGGCCCGGGTCATCTTCGCCACGATTCAGTACGCGGCAGAGGGGCTCGACATTCCGGCGCTCGACACGCTGTTTCTCACGACCCCGATGAGCGATGTGGAGCAGGCTGTGGGTCGAATCCAGAGGCCGTTTCATGACAAGAAGGACCCGATCGTCGTGGACTTTCGAGACGACGCTATCCCCATGTTCGAGGCGATGGGAGGAAAGCGGGATCGCTTCTACAGGAAGGTGACTTGACAATCGGGGCTTATTTGGTAGAGGTTCTGGTATGCCTCGGGCCTCGAAAGCTCAGGACTACTTTCAGGAGTGGTACGACGACAACCGCGATGAGTTGAACCAGCGGCGCCGCGAGAGGTACGCGAAGGACCCCGAGTACCGGCAGAAGGTACAGCAGTGGAACAGGGAAGCCAGAGCGAGGCGTCGGAAGGAGTCCGAGAAAGAGGATCGGAAGGCGAAGAGGGCTGTGAAGATCGGAACGATAGGGGCGTGGAAGACCGTCGAGATCGAGGTGGACGGCGTGAAGGTCCGCATGTTCACCATCGGAGCCCTGGCCCGAGCGACCGGGAAGGGCATCTCCACGATCCGTGTCTGGGAGAGGAATGGGACGCTCCCAGAGACCCCGTACCGCTCGAAGAAGGGCGACCGGCTCTACACCCTGGAGATGGTCGAGGCGATTCAACGGGCGCTTCGCCAGGCTGGAAAACTCGACATCGGCGTTCTGAAGGAGAAGAGGCGCCCGACCTACGTGGAGAGAGCCGTCCGGTTCAAGGGCAAGAAGAAGCCAGTCCGGATGAGGCTCTACAAGGTCGGGACGCTCGCGAAGGCTGTCAACCGGACGGTGGTGGCGCTCACGCAGATGGAGAAGCGCGGGGTGCTGCCGAAGACACCGCTCGCCGCATCCTCTCTGGAGTACCGACTCTACACGCTCGACATGATCGAGGTCGTGCAGAAGGCGTTCGACAAGAGAGGAGGTGTGATTCGAGGGCAGTCCGAATGGGAAGATTTCCACGATGAGATCGTGGATGGATGGACGAGACTAGGAGTCATGAGCGCGAGGTTGGACGATGAAAGCGAAGGCAGTCAAGGATGACCACCCCACGGTGGAGGGGCAGGTCGAGAAGGACCGTGAGTCCGTTCAAGAGACGTTGACGGAGGCCGTCGGAGGCCCTGTCCACATGGAGCCGATCGTGCTCACGGTGCGTCGGCAATACAAGCACAGTGGGGACCTGGTGGTCGACCCCGAAGAGGAGGTCGAGGAGATCGCGGTGCAGGACTTCCACGTGGACCCTGCCCATGCGAGCCTCCGGGTGAACCACACGCTGAACCTCGGGAACTTCTGGTCCCTGTCGGTTCAAGTCGGGCTCGACGCGCCCCACTACCGCGAGGAGCACAAGGAGGCGTGGGAGTTTGTGGCCAAGACGGTCGCCGAGCGTCTCTTGGAGCAGATCGAGGCCGGCAAGGAACGTGCTTCTGAACTCCGGAAGAAGCGTGGGACGGGCTCGAACCTGTTCTAGGAGGCACGAATGGCGAAGACGGTTGATCGCTTCAAGGCGCTCATGGCGAGCGACCTGATAGCGAAGATCAAGAAGAAGCACGGGGCGAACATCCTCACGCCGGCCGACGAGTTTCGGATTCAGAGGGTGCCTCGAATCCCCACGGGCATCTTCTTTCTCGACTACGCGCTCGGGGGAGGCGGCTTCCCGGCTGGGAGGACGAACATCGTCTGGGGGCACAAGAGCACGGGCAAGACCGTCATCTGCCTTCGGACCATGGGCAACGCTCAGAGGCTCTGCGCCAACTGCTACACGTTCCCGGACGAGGAGACGGGGAAGTGCCAGTGTGGCGACTTCCGTGAGACCATCTGCTCATTCCTGGACGTCGAGGGCTCATGGGACCAGGACTGGGCACGGCTCCACGGCGTGAACACGGAGAGGGTCATCTTGTCGGTTCCGGAATACGCCGAGCAAACTCTCGACATCGCCGAGGCGTTGCTCCGGTCCGGGGAGGTGGACTTCCTCGTCATTGACTCGCTCGCCTTCCTCACGCCCGCGAAGGAGATCGAGGAGTCCACGGCGAAGGCCCTTCAGGCTGAGCAGGCTCGGGCTCTCGGCCGAGGCATCCGCAAGTTCGTGGCGGCCCTGAATCATATGGGCAATGTGACGGGAAGGCGCCCGACGCTGATCTTCACGAACCAGATTCGGATGAAGGTCGGGCTCCTGTTCGGGAACCCTGAGACACAGCCCGGCGGGTACGCCCCGGGCTTCTCCGCCACGACCGAGATCAAGACGTTCGGCGGAAAGTACGAGATGGACGAGGTGACCGGCCGACCCATCCATGTGGACATGAGCTACCGGGTCGAGAAGAACAAGTCCGCCGGAGCGAAGATCGAAGGTGAGTGGCGACTCATGCTGGCCGACACCGCGATCAAGAAGAAGGGCGAGATCTATGAGGAGCCCGCCATGGTGGACATGGGGATCAAGATCGGGCTCGTCGAGAAGGACGGGAACGGCTGGGTATGCCTCGGAGAGAAGTACCGATCGAAAGCTCTCCTGGTCACAGCGATGGTGGAGAACGCGGCCCTGAAGAGGCAGTACGGGGACACGTTGATGGGCGTCTTGACGGCGGGGTAGACGGACCGCGACCGAAGACGTTCGACTCCAACTATGACCGGGTGAAGAAGTCGACTCGCGAGGAGCGCAAGGTCGCGAAGCGTCTTGGCGGACGCACGCACAAGCGCTCTGGCGGTCTCCCCTGGTCCAAGCACGACTCGACGACGGCGCAGGGTGACGTTACCACCCCTGACCTCCACATAGAGCACAAGCGGGCAGAGCCCGACACCAAGTCGATAGGGGTCACCCGGGCGTGGCTCGCCAAGGTGAGCGAGGGCGCGCGACGGCGGATGAAGACGCCGGCCATGGTGCTCCACTACGAGAAGGCCACTGGGCACGCCGAGGACTGGCTCATGATGCCTCTGGACGTAGCCGAGCGCCTTCTGGCGGTGCTCAGGGAGGACGAATGACGGGCAAGCCCATGCTGCTCCGGGACCTTGAACGGCTGCGCCCACACCTCCGGGTCCCGGCTTTCGATCGTGTGCGAGTGATCCTCGGAGCCAGCGAGAGCAATCTCCGTGTGGACTTAGAGTGCATCGCCTGTGAGGAGTTGCTAGAATGGGACGCTCACAAAGGGTGGTGGGTGTGTCCCGGCTGCCAACAGGAGACGACGGACCGGGAGGGCGCCGACCTCCTTCGGGCCTGCCATAAGGGGCTCGGAGAGGTTCTGGGCGAGACGGATGGTGGTGGGACCAAGGATGAGGGAAGGGGTATCGGACGATGGCTACGGAAAGCGATGGGGATCTCCGACGACTGATCAGTGAGGCTATCCCAGAGGAGCGGGACAAGCCTCCGCTCACCAAGGACATGTGGATTCGGGTCTCCGGGCTCGCGATGGTGTGCGGGCGGGAGGAGGTGCTCTGCGCTCGCGACGGGCGCTCTCGTGAGGACAACGTAGACGCTGACCTCATGATGATCTTCGAGCACGGGCACGGGCTCCACTGGGACCTCCAGAACCGCATCCTCCCCCTGACGAAAACTCTCTACGGACGTTGGCTCTGCGGACATTGCGGGTCGTACCACGGCGGTCGAGACGAGTGGGACACGACCGAGATGGCCGAGTTCGCCGAGTCGCAGATCCTCCGGCCGGCTACGTGTCCGACCTGCGGGGCGGCCATGACGCCGGACATGAGCCTCTACCACGAGCAGTGGATCAAGGACCCGAAGTACCGTCTCGCGGGCCACCCAGACGGCTTCCTGCGGCTCCCAGGGATGCCTGGGCTCGGGGTCCTGGAGGTGAAGTCGATCAGCCCTCGGGGCGCCTATGAGGTCCGCAACTGCGCGAAGCTCGACCATGTGGTGCAGGCGCAGTGCTACATGTGGATGACCGGGTGCCGCTGGGGCAAGGTGCTCTACTGGGACAAGGGCACGGTAGGGATGAAGGGCCTCATCGAGCACACGGTCGAGTACGACGAGGACCACGTGGAGGCCATGCAGAACCTCGTTCGGGACATCTGGGCCGGCATCGAGGGAGGAAAGCTCCCTGAGCGCATCTGCGGCTCTCCGGATTGCAAGAGGGCCGACCTGTGCTCCTCGGTCGCGAGGTGTTTCGAGGAGCCGGCATGAAGACGATCATCGACGACCCGGCCTTTCTCCAAGTCCAGCCCGTTCGGCCCGTCTACCTGGACCCGCTGCTCCTTCGTCCGCTTGCCCCGGCCCTGTGGGGCATCTCCTGTTCGATGTGCGACAAGCGGCAGTCGGTCTGGGAACTTCCTTCCGTCAAGCGTGGGGAGCCCGTCTGCTCTCTGTGCTGGCTCTACGAGTCGGAGTGGGGGAAGGGCGTTCGTGAGGACATCGACGCACTCGTTCGCGCTGTCGAGGTCCACAAGGGGGAGATCTTCAGGAAGACAGACGACGGCCGCCTCTGGTCCTGTCGGGACGCGGATCGTATCCTCGGGTCGATAGCGGTGACCTCGCGCATCGTTCGGCAACGGGTGAGGTTAGACATGCTCGGAGGGGACGATGAGCCGTGAAGTTTTCATCTTGGGGGTGGACCCCGGCTTCGCCTCCTTCGGCTACAGCATGGTGCACCTCCTCCCGTCGATCGAGGAGGTGATGTTGACCGATGTGATTCGCACTCAGAAGTCCCCGAAGAAGCTGAACGTGAAGGCGGCCGACGACAACTTTCGGAGGTCGCAAGCCATCGCGGCTGTGCTCCACGAGGTCGTGAAGAAGTGGCAGCCGGTGGCCATCGCAGCCGAGGCCATGTCGTTTCCTCGGAACGCCAGCGCGGCGGCCAAGGTCGCCATGGCGTGGGGCATCCTCTCCGACATCTGCTACGTCTACCAGTTGCCGATGGTCCAGGCGACTCCACAGGAGATCAAGAAAGCTCTCTGCGACAACAAGTCGGCCACCAAGTCGGATATTCAACGCGCCTTGGAGGACCGCTACCCGAACCAATTCCTGCGGTTCACTCAGACTGTGCCGGCAGGACAGTGGGAGCACGGGTTCGACGCGGCCGGGGCGGTCGTGACGTGCCTGGACAGCGACGTCGTTCGTATGGCACGAGGGATGGCAGCATGAGAGGTATCAACAAGGCCGTCATCTCCGGGAACGTGTCGAGGGAGATCAACTACGGCAAGATGCCCGACGGCTCGCCCGTCCTCTCGTTCACGATGGCATCGGATCGCCCTGCGAACGGGGTCGTCATCACGGCGTGGGTGAAGGTGAACGTCTACATCGACACGCTCGTCGAGCAGTGCAGGGAGCACCTTCGATGTAGCGGGTACGTCATCGTCGAGGGCGAACTCATGAATCGAGAAGGGCGCCACGGAAAGCTCACGGAGGTGAGGGCGAAGGAGATCATCTTCGTGAAGGAGGGCAGGAAGTGAGCACGATGCTGGCGATGGTCGAGGCCCCAGGCTCAGAGGCGTGGGGAACGAAGATCAGGAAGCGCGCCCGGACGCTCGTGAAGGTGATCAACCAAGGCTACATGGAGCTGGCCGAGATCATCCACACGGTCTGGAACACGACGATCAACGGAGAGCCTCACAACGCCTGCGTGACGGTGGCGTGGGGGTACGAGAACTACAAGCAATGGGGAGAGGAGGAGCTGGGCCTCCACCCGCGCAAGGTCGAGCGACTGAAGGCCATCTGGCACCACCTCCATGTTACGCTGGAGGGAAAGCTCGACCGCCGCATCCGAAACAAGGTCATCGACCTCGGGTGGACCAAGGTCCGTGAGCTGATCCGGGTGATCGACGCGAACAACGCGGAGCAGTGGGTAGAAGTGGCCGAGAACCTCAACTACAACGAGCTGTGCGAGGTCATCCGCCGCGCGCTGGAGGACCAAGAGAAGAAGGACCAAGCGGCGGCGGTCGGCACGGCCGATGACGACGACGAGGAGGAATTCCGGGGGCACGACCCTCCTCCCGACATGGACCGCTTCAAACAGGTCGGGTTCATGCTCACTCCGGAGCAGAAGGCCAACGTCGAGTTGGCGTTGGAGCGAGCCGAGCAACTGGCAAACTCCAGCAAGCCTGGGCACCTTCTCGACCTCATCTGCACCGACTTCCTCGCTACCAACGACTTCCGAAAGAAGGACGATCCCCTCCGCCATCTGAAGTTCTTGGCCAAGTTCGAGCCCCTCATGGGCAAGCGTCTCGTCGTGATCGACGCGACGAATTGGGTGATCGAGTACGGGATGGAGGCCCTGTCTAGGGTCGCCGAGGTCTTGGAGGCGGACGGTGACTGATCCGAGCATGACGCTGCCCATCACGCCCGACAACATCCACACCGAGTTGGAGCACGTCGAGCAGATCGTGAAGAAGTGGCGCGAGTTCGTTGGGACGGGCATCCCCGGTATCGACATGCCGGCACAGGATTCCGAGGCGAAGCTGGACTCGTTCCTCCGGCAGTTTACCGGAGAGATGCTCTACGTGGCCGGCAAGTGTCAGAACCTCGCCGTGGTGTTGTCCGAGCGATGAAACAGAAGACGGCGAAGACCAGGTTCGAGATGCTCGACCCTGGACTGTTCGATCCGAACCCATGGAACCCGAACACCATGGACCAGGACGACTACAACCGCCTCGTGCGTGAGATCGACGAGGTTGGTTTCATCGTCCCGGTCCAGGCGGTCCCAATCGAGGGCGGACGCTATCGGCTCATCGGTGGGGAGCATCGAATCGACGCCGCGAAAGACCTCCTCTTGAAGGAGGTTCCGGCGATGGTGCTGGACGGCCCTCGCTGGCAGGACGAGGAGCTACAGCAACTCGTCACGGTGCGCCTGAACGTGCTGAACGGGAAGATGAATCCCGAGAAGATGGCGATCCTCTACAACCGCTACGCGAAGAAGTACGGGGAGGACGCTCTCCAGAACCTCTTCGCCTATACGGACAAGCACGCCTGGGACAAGCTGGTGAGCGGGATCAAGCGCGGGCTATCGAAGGCAGCGCTCCCGAAAGAGAAGCAGAAGGAGTTTGCGGATCGGGCGAAGGAGGCCAAGACCCTCCAAGACCTCGAACGCATCCTGAATGAGCTGTGGTCCAGCTACGGCGACACGGTGAACCTCTCCTTCATGATCTTCACCTACGGCAAGCGAGAGCACTTCTACGTGGCCATGGACAAGAAGACCAGGGAAGCGGTCAAGCGCATCGGCGCGCACTGCAAGGGCCTCGCGAAGGACATCAACACGGTCCTCGGTCCGGCTCTCCAGGCCCTCGCTGACGTCCTCGACAAGTCCGATTCGGAGCCGAAGCAACAGCCCGAGCAGGATGACGTTGGCTTCTGACCTGTGGTACTCATAAACTCGACCTAGATCGGTCGGGTAGGTGGCCATGGGTATGATGAGCGAGACCATCTCGAATCGGGCTCGACCTCTCTGGGAGGCGCAGCAAGAGCCAGACCCGGAGAAGTTCGTTCCCGTCTTCTCTTGGGACAGCAAGCACGTGTGGGTGTGGGTGAAGAAGCCGGGCGGGAAGGTCGTCGGCCCGGTAGAGGTCCCGCACGATCAGGTGCACAAATACAAGGGAAAGCTCGGTTGGCTGGCGAAGAAGACCGAGTACACCGCGCTCCTCGACCCCGGCTGGTACGCCGGAGTGGAAGACCTTTACCCCGCGACGTGGAAGCCGGGGGACTCGCTCGCCATCGGCCAGCTCCCATCTGAAAAGATCACGGCAGCGTTCAAGCCCTTCACCGTCACTCCGGAGAAGGCCGCGAAGAAGCCGAAGACGATCCCTCCCGAGTTCACTCTGACCGGCAAGAAAGACCCCCACGGGTACCAGACGGTCGAGGATGAGGCGACCGGAGAGGAGTATTCCCTTCTCCCCGACGACAAGATCGGCCAGTGGACTCCAGAGGAAGGCGTCTACTACATCGCGAAGAAGTTGCCTGGAGAGGATTGGGCGGTCCACCTCGACTCGCCGGTCTACAAGCCGCACGAGTTGGAACCGAAGACGTCTCTGCCGCCTATGGACCCTCCCAAGGACTTCGAGCTACCCCCCAACTACACGATCAAGAAAGTCGCGCCGTCCTATGTCCTCGCCACGACCCCGGACGGCACGGACGTGAAGTGGATCAAGGCGACGGACCACTGGGTTCACGCCGACGACCCCACCAAGGAGCACGAGCCTCTTCAAGCGGCAGTTCCGAAGGTGAAGAAGTACCCGAAGGTGCCGAAGAAGAAGGCGGCCCCAAAGGCACCTCCAGCCGGCAAGCCATCGACTCCGAAGCCGGAGGAGAAGAAGGTCGTCTCGAAGACGGCGGAACCTGCTCCGCACATGACCAAGTACCTGGGGCAGGTGGACGACAACGGGCTTCCGCTTGTCGATGAGGTCCCAGAGGGAGATTACGAGGAGGAGGAGGTCGCGAAGGGCCTCACCTTGCTTCCCGACGATCGGGTGGCCCGGTGGAGGCCGACCGAGGGCGTCTATCTCATCTACGACTACGACCCCTACTTCGGCTTCATGTTCTCCAAGAGCGGTGAGACGGTCACGCCTGACGAGGCCAAGCAACTCATGGCCGCGCTGCATCTCACGGTGCACGCTGGTCGGTATCACAAGTACGACGTGGCCGGGGCGGAGGCTCCTCAGCCGACAACGTACAGCGCCCCTCTCCCGGACCACTGCAAGTCCATCTCGGGCACGGATGTGAACGGCCTGCCCATGGTGCTGACGGTTCCGGAGGACCCCTACGATGAGGCTCACAAGCTCACTGTATTCCCGAACGCTCGCGTGGGCAGGTGGGACTCGCTCTCGAAGAAGTACCTGTACTGGGAGTGGCGAGAGATCCTCGGGGACTACAACTACTACCCGACGCATCCGGCCGAGTACGTCTCCTTGAAGGAGATCCAGAAGATGCAAGCTCAGGCCGGCGGGGGGCCGGTTCCGGCGCCGGCTCCGGCGGTGATCACAGGGCTGATATGGCCCACGAAGCAGAAGCCGAAGCCGAAGGTCAGCAAGCCGAACGCTCCTCCCCCGAGCCCAAGCACGACGGCGGCAAAGCCTCCTCCCGTTCCCGCGAAGCCTCCAGTGCTCGCTGGCGCTCTGAAGCCGACAGGGAAGGACGACCCGCTCGGCTACCACATCGGCTCCTACAAGGGCAGCACCTACTCCATGCTGCCGGACAAGAAGGTCGGTGTCTGGTCTGCCGTGAGCGGGGCCTACATCCTCTACGACTACGACCCTCTTGGGGACGCCTTCTTCAACACCGGCTACACCTGGACGCCTCCAGGGAAGCACAAGGCGCTGGCCTACGTGTCGCTTGTCGGGCTCGACCACGCCCAGTTGGAGGACAGCACCGGGAAGAGTGTGGTCGTCCTCGCGAATGGGAAGTTTGCTCGACACGAGAAGGGGGCGTGGTTCGCCTACAAGGTGGACCCGGCGCAGGGGAAGAAGTTCGTTCCCACTGGCGAGGAGATCAGCTCCGAGACGATGGCGGCCATCGCCAAGACGCCGAGCTACAAGACGATGAAGCCGACGGGCGAGGTCGATGAGAATGGCCTCCCCACCTACAAGATCGTCAAGGGTCCCACGAAGGGGAAGGTCTTCACGATGCTCCCAACCGGGAGCCTCGCGCACTACAACCCGAAGTCCAAGTCCTACCGCCTCATGTCTTTCGACCCCGACATCGAGGGGTGGGAGCTGTCCTGGCCCAAGGAGACGTTCACCCTCAACGACATCAACGCGATGTACCTGAAGGTTGGCTCCGAGCCGATGGAGCCGAAGGAGACGGCCCCGACCGAGAAGCCCGCTCCGAAGGTTCCGACGGAGCCGCAGACCCCGGTGTTCGTCACGCCTCAAGGAAAGCTCCCGGACCCCAAGACGCTCAAAGACCTGGGAGGTGTGGGGCTGTTGGGGGCAGGACCGGACAAGACGGTTCTCCAGGACCCGAAGACAGGGCAGCGCTACCTCTTCAAGCCGGCCCTTCCGAAGGGCGGAGCGAAGGTCGTGCAGCCCTACAAGGCGAAGTCGCAAGAGGGCTTCGCGGCAGTCGCGGCCCTTGTCCGTCCGGATGCCCACGTCCCAGTCGAGACCGTCACTCACAATGGGAAGTTGGGAACGATCCAGCCGATGCTGGACCTGGACCCGAACCAGCCGGACCTGAACGGCGTGAACCCGGCAGACCTCACGGATCAGCAGAAGCTCGACGTGGCCGATGAGCACCTCCTTGACTGGCTCATGTCGCAGCACGACTCGTTCGCTTCAAACTTCGTGATCACGAAGGAGGGGCGCGTCGTCGGCATCGACAAGGAGCAGGGCTGGAGGTACGTCAACGACCCGAAGTACCCAGACAGGTTGGCCACGGACTACAAGCCCAACTCGGAGATCTACGGGGAGCAGGAGCCCTACTACAACAAGTTCTGGAAAGCCTTCGCGGCCGGGAAGATGGACTTCGATCCGACCCAGATGGCTCCGGCTCTGTCTCGTGTCGAGGCGATGGACCCGCTCGTGCTGGAGAAGGCACTCTCGGAGTACGCTGACACGGTGAAGCGGATGCAGGGGCCGGCGAAGGCATATGACCGCTACGCCTTCATGAAGCAGATGCTCAGCCGCAAGAACACCCTCCGGTACGACTTCGAGAAGTTCATCACGGAGCAGTACGAGAAGCGGACCGGGAAGAAGGGCGTGTTCACCTTCAAGGCCGGGTGGAAGCCGGAGGGGGTCGAGGAAGGGCCGAAGTACGAGACCATCTCTCAGTCGGCCCGGGACTGGGCTCTGAAGGAGTTTGGTCCGAAGGCCCTGAAGCCTCACAAGGACTTCCCGGAGCTGATCCTCGTGCGCGTGCAAAACGACGAGCCGATCACAAAGGTGCAGGAGTTCCTGAGCAAGATGGGCGTCGAACCGGCAACGACGGACCCGGACGGGAACCCGCTTCCCATGAACCCGATCCTCGGCTCCAACTACAACAGCGTCATCGTGAAGGTGTCCGACCTGGAGAAGGTGGTCAAGCGCAAGGTCGAGATCAAGAAGGACCCGGGGCAGAAGTACGCCGACCACACTGGGGTTCCGACCTACCAGGCACAGGTTCTCGCGCCCCCGGACGCGCCTGGGAACGTGGACGGCCTCGCGACGGCGCACAAGGAGCACCTCGGCCCGCTCGGGAAGGACTTCACGCTCGACTCGGATGCCGTGGAGCAGCAGACGGCCTCGGTCCAGCGAGTCATCGGCCAGGACGGAGAGACCTACTACCGGGCTCACTTCAAACTCCGCCGGCCGTACTGGGAGCCGCTGGTTCACACGGGCAAGTCCGGGACCTTCACGTGGCCGCTCGGGGCCTACGAGCCGGACAAGGACGCGCTCGTGATCAGCAGCTACCAATCGGGAGCCCACTCTGAGCCAGCTCGCGTCTTCAAGTCCGGCAAGGACGAACTCTACCTCATCACGGGCGAGACGAACTGGGCGTTCATGGGATCGGTCTACGTGCTCATCCGATCTGGCGAGGGGAAGGTCAAGGCGGCCCTCACGAAGCTGTTGAAGGAGCTGGGTCTCGACAAGAAGGTGCTGACAGACCCGACGTCGGAGGACATCCGGCTCTACAACCTCACGCAGGCCCTCTGGTACCTCTCACCGAAGGCGCACAAAGAGCTGGCCGACTCAGGGGACCTCACGCTCGATGCCGTGACCAAGCGGTTGAAGGGGCGCCTCACCAAGGAGGAGATGGAGGGGATTCGCCAGGTGACCGGCACGGTGGGACGCGGGTCCGCGATGGTTCCTGGTCTCTGGAGAAAACTCGGAGGAGGGACCCCGGAGAAGCCGGTCATCCGCTTCGTGTTCTGGAACGTCCGAACGACGAGCGTCCCGAAGATCCTTCGCTCGGCTGCCACAGGCGTTCACGAGCGGGTCCGAATGGGGCTGCCGGGCGGGGCGACGGGGCACGGGGCGTCGGAGGAGCAGGACATGGCGACGGGTGGCGCCGATACGACCACGATGCGTATCTCGACAGCGCAGGCCGGCAATGTGCCGATCAGCGTCGTTGGGAACATCCATCGGGAGGTGCGGATCATCATCGCTCCTGAGCTACTCGATCGTCTGGACATCTCGCTGGCGACTGGTGACGCCTTCGGGTGCCAACGCTACTCTGGGTACAAGAGCGAATACTTCCGTCAACGCCAGGGCATGAGCAACGCGATCAAGACCTTCGATGGAGGTGGGGCGTCCACGCATAAAGGCAACACCGAGATTCAGATCCGACGTGGTGTCCCACCGAATCTGATCAAGAGGGTGTGCACGACGTCCGAGCACCACCGCAAGGAGGTGCTGGCGAACTGCGAGAAGGTCGGCATCACGGAGCACAACAAGGTGCCCATCGAAGATTTCGTCGTGGTTGAGGACAACGCCGGGACCATCTATAATAAGTACATAAAGCCTTTGGGGTACTGATGATTCCGTTCAACCGCGTCTACCGCATGAAACCCTACGGTTCAGACATCTGGACCGTCGTGATGGGGCTGACGCCGTACCCAGATGGAAGCGGGCTGTGGATGGCCGTCGCGAGTGAGGCGAAGCCGGCCACGACCGTCCTCGGGAAGGTGTTCGAGGGCGACGATGGCCGGGTTGTCGTCGTCGGGAAATACGATCGCTGCCTCTTCGAGCCGCTGACGCTGAGCCGGTTCGACGAGATGCGAGACAGCATCTCCGGCTTCGATGCGATCCGTGGGGCGTTCACGACGGACGACTTCCTCCAGTCCTGGTACTGGGACGAGTTCGCCCACAATGGAGAGGGCGACCCTCTCGATCAAGCGGACATCGCTCGCAGACTGGCGGCGCAGGTCCAACCCACCGAGTAGCTGTGCAAGACCGATCGTTGGTAGCTGTCGTCCCGTCTCCGAGAGTCTCGTCGGAGGAGTTTGTCGGCATCCTCGCCGACAACGGGATCGAGGCATCCATCCTCGGCCGAGGTGTGGCGACGGTGACCACGCCGCTCGGTCAAAATAGGGTTGCGGGCGTGCTGGTAGTTGCTATCCTGTCCCCCGATCTGCGGCGCTCGAAAGCGCACGCGAGACTCTGCGGGGTATCTCTCGCCCCTCTCGAAATTGAGGGGTGCACATCAAGAGCAAACGTGATATAGTCCCCCCATGGATGTTGGGAGTGATCGCTCCCATGGATAAGGAGATCGGACGATGGCTGACGAATCCAAGGTTGCTGGTGTGGCTGAGGCGGTGAAGGCGGCGAAGGGGAAGACCGCGAAGAAGCGCGGCACCAAGACCAAGGCGAAGCCGCACAAGACCCCCGTCCCGCGCAAGCGCAAGGGCGCCAAGACCTCCAAGCCGAAGGCACCTCCCAAGACGACGGCCGAGAAGACGACCCCCACGAGCGGGCAGAGCGGTCCTCCCTTGGAGCTTTCCGTTGAGGGGCTCAACACGAAGGAGGCCAAGATCTTCGAGGCCCTGAACGGCACCGGCTCCGGTGTTCGCGAGATCATCTCGATCGAAGACCTCGCCTCGACCTGCTTCAAGTCGCGCGGGAAGAAGCAGGCCAACTCGTGGGTCCGGAACTCGCTTCGCCGGCTCGTGCAGGGTGGTCTCGTCGAGAAGGTCGAGCGGGGCAAGTACCGCGTCTCCGAGGCCGGCAGGAAGAAGCTGGCTCGCGCGGCGTAGGTCGTGCTCGACTACGACTTCATCACGCGGGCGGACGACCTCGACCGCATCGCGACGGACGTCCTGCAAGCGGACGTCCTCGGTCTCGACATCGAGACCACGGCCCTCGACCCCCGCTACGGGGACATCCGACTCGTCCAGTTGATCGTCCCCGGCGTCGAGAACGACGGCAGGGGCCGCATCTACGTGATCGACCTCTTCGAGACGAAGACCCTCGGCCCTGTCCTCGCAGCCATGCGCGAGACGAAGGCAATCTTCGTGGTCCACAACGCGAAGTTCGAGCAGAAGTGGTTCTGGTGGAAGTTCCGCTTCCGCATGTGGCCGGTCTTCTGCACGTTCCGAGCAAGCGCGATCATCTACAACGGCAAGAAGGGTCTGCGGCACGACCTCGATTCCGTGGTCATCCGCGAAGTGGGTGAGCACCCTGTGAACGTCGGGCAGGGCGCGTCGGACTGGACCGGGACGCTCAATCAGGCGCAGAAGGACTACGCGGCTGAGGACGTTCTGAGGCTCCTTCGGCTTCGGGTCGCGTTGAAGAAGAAGCTGACCGAGTACGGGCTGCTCACGACGGCGCTCGTGGAGTTTGGTGTCGTGTTCGCCGAGGGCCGCACCGAGTTGAACGGCTTCGCGCTCAACAGCAAGAAGTGGACGACGCTCGCCGAGACCAATATGGCGGCTCGGGCGACGGCTCGCGAGGAGCTACTCTACGAGCTACCACATCCCAAGGACCAACTCGCGCTTCCGGGGATGGGCGGCAACTGGAACATCGACTCGCCTCAGCAGATGCTCGCCTCGCTCCGTCGGCTCGGGCTGGACATCGACAAGACGCCAGAGATCGTGCTCGCTCAGCACGCGAGCCGATACCCGCTCGTCAAGAAGGTGCTCGACTATCGGCACATCGCCCAGCGCGTCAAGACGTTCGGAATGACGTTCCTGCGGCACCTCGACTCGGACGGTCGCATCCACCCCGAGTATTTCGGGCTGCTCGTGACGGGGCGGTACAGCGCGAACAAGTCCATGCAGCAGATCCCGAGGGCCTACGAGTTCCGCGACTGCTTCGAGGCCCCCGAGGGCCGGAAGCTGGTAGGCGGCGACTACTCCGGGATCGAGATGGTCCTCTGCGCCGAAATCTCCGGCGATCCGGTTCTCACTGCGGTCTTCGTGAACGGAGAGGACGCGCACCGGGCGACGGCAGCCGTCATCATGGACGTGCCGGTCCACCTCGTGACGAAGGACCAACGCCAGAACGCGAAGCCAGTGAATTTCGGGTTCATCTACGGAATGATGCCGGAGAAGTTCGTTCTCTACGCGATGGCCAACTACGGCGTCATCGTCACGCTCTCGCAAGCGAAGAAGTACCGAGAGCGCTACTTCGAGAACTACAAGGGCATCGAGCAGTGGCACCGCCGAGTGCTTCGCGACGGACAGCGGAACGGCTTCTCTCGGACGCTGTGCGGGCGCATCCGATACCTCGACCCGAATGAGGCGTTCAACGAGTTCTACAACACCCCAGTGCAAGGGTCCGGCGCCGATGCTCTGAAGACCTCCCTCGGGATCGTGCAGGACAACCTGGACAAGCGCTTCGGCATCACCCCGGCGGAAACTCCGGATGGGCCTGTCCCCATCGTCCACCACGTGCATGACGAGATCATACTGGAGGCGGACGACGACCACGAGATGATCGCCGAGGCCGAGACGATTCTCCACGACAGCATGAAGGAGGGGATGGAGCGGTATGTGAAGAAGGTCCCTGTCGTGGTAGACCCGTCGAACGGAAGGTCATGGGCTGAGATACACTGAGTTTGCCATTGACTATCCCTTGCCTTGCTGGTAGTGTCACGACGCTGGGAGGGGAACCATGCCAGAGTTGATCGCGCCTCAATACATCATCCTGGAGTGCCCGGAGAACGCCGCGCTCAGCATCGAGCGCGCGGCCCGGACCTGCTACAAGAGCGAGGACAAGATCACGGAGGGCTCGGCTGAGAAGATGACCAAGGGGCTCATCGAGCGTGGCCATCACGCGATGGTCGAGTTCGGCGGGTGGATCGTGGTCAAGTTCTTCTCGAACCGGGGCTTCACGCACGAGTTGGTTCGGCATCGCATCGCCAGCTTCGCGCAGGAGAGCACCCGCTACTGCAACTACTCGAAGGGGAAGTTTGGTGGGGCGATCACCTGCATCGACCCGTCGTCCATGCTGGAGATGCGAGTCCAGGACCCGGAGAAACGCGCCGAGTTCAAGGCGCACCTCATCGAAACGTGGGCCATGTGCGAAGCGAGGTACATGGACCTCGTGGAGAAAGGGTGCCCTGCCGAGATCGCCAGAGAGGGGCTGCCCATCGGACTGAAGGCCGAGATCGTCATCGGGGCCACGGTCCGGGAGTGGCGGCACATCTTCACGCTGCGCTGCTCCAAGAAGGCTCACCCACGCATGAGGGAGCTGATGATCCCGTTGCGCGAGGAGCTACGCGAACGCCTGCCGGTCGTGTTCGATGACCTCGGAGAGTAGATGAGCCTCGACTACCAGGAAGACCTCCTGCCCCCGGAACCAGGGGCGCCACGGTATCCGGACAAGCACGGCCCCGTCATCTTGAAGCCGTGCGAGGTGTTCGTCGGAGATGCCAAGATCGACAAGGCGCTCCGAAAACTCAAACGGAAGATGGCCGCAGAGGGTATCCTGAAGGAATTGAAGAGGAGGCGACGCGCGACCAAGCCGAGCGATCAGCGGCGAAGGAAGCGCATCGACGCGGCACGGAGACGACGGAAGCGCGAACGCGCTGCCGAGAAGGCGAGGAGAAAAGCGTGAGAGGGAACGGGAAGAGTTCGGAGTGCACACCGATCAAGCACTGGGAGACGCTTGAGGTGCTCCACAGCGACACGCGGCGCGTTGGTCGGGACGACCTTGGGATCGTGATCGAGGTCCAGCGCCCCGTGTTCGAGGACGGTCGTACCGGCCGGGTGTCCATGGGGATGGTGATCCGCCGAGGCGAGAGGATGCTCCGCCTGTTCTGCCGAGACGGCTCGACGGACGAAATCTCCGCGCTTCGGGAGATGCTGGACGGGGTGCACGGGCTGGACGGGTTTACGGACCGCTTCGCTGAGCTACGAGCGGAGAACGACCCTCCCCCGCGCGAGCGTGAGAGCCGTCGGGAACGAGGTTCTGGACCGAAGCCAGGCGAGGTTGGCGGGGGCCTCAGTCGGTTCTCCGGTGAGTCCAAGCGGGACAAGCGCCGGAGGAAGCGTGAGGCTCGGGAGCGCGACCACGGATGAAAGAGCACGACCTCAAGACCTGGCCCAATGAGTTTTCCGCCGTGGCGCACGGGGAGAAGCGGTTCGAGTGGCGCCGGGACGATGGTCGGGGCTTCGAGGTCGGGGACGTGCTCATCCTACACGAATGGGAGCCGACTCCGGGGGAGTACACTGGGCGCGTCCTCCGGGCTCACGTGACCTACCTGCTCCGGGGGCCTGCCTTCGATGTGCCTCCCGGCTACGTGGTCATGTCCATCCTGCCCGATCCAATGGGGGAGCCATGGGTAACATAGGACCGGACCTCACCCCCGAGGAGATGAGGCGGGAGTACGCGGAAGCGATCCGAGTCATCGCCCAGCTTCGGGCTGAGGCCGACGCTGCCAAGAGCAAGGCTGCGCGGTGGAAGGAGCTGTACGAGTCAGCCCTCACCATCGTTCGCCGCTACCAGGCCGAGCGGGAGAGATTTCTGGCCCGCGTCGAGGCCGCGCTCCTCGGGATCGCCTCCACCTCTGAGGACTGACATGCACCTACACTATCCGACAAAAATGCACGAGGGGCAACGTTTGCTCTTGACGGGGCTCCGGGGCTGAGGTAGGCTGGTACTCAGATGGCGGATGGGTTCCGCCAAGGAGGCCGAGGATGCAGGCACAGACGAACCACGACGAGCCCTACAAGTACCAGCCGGTGATCCGCCACATCACGAACGAGAACGTGCACAAGCACGGAGTGTGGGCCGTCGTCATCCACACGATGATCATGAACGCGCGACGCGCGATGAGGCGTTGGGAGGAGGCGGCGTTCGACGCGGCTCACGCGGCGGGCGCGAAGGGGCTCGACGAGTCGGAGGACCCGATCGCTGTTCGGACGTACTCCACCCTTCGTCGGTACAGGAAGGACGTTGGTCGTCTGGAGATGATGCTCGCTCTGGAAGTCGCCAAGCGCGACATGGCCCATCTCGACGACGAGATCGTCTCGTGCTTCAAGAAGGACACGGCGCACATGGAGGACACGATCGTCCGTCGCCTCTTCAAGAGTGGGCCGTGTAGCGTCGACTGGGACTGGACGCGCTTCGTCCAGGCACGCCTGGAGAGGATGCGGAAGGCCGGACGGCTCGACATGAGCTACGGCTTCGGCCGCGAGCAGACCAAGTGGTATGTGGTCACTCCCAAGGTGCTCGCCGACCGGAAGGCCGCGAAGGAGCGACGCGCGAAGGAGGCGGCCAAGCGGGATGTCCGTCGGGCGCGCGAGAAGGCCGTGGTGGCGTTCTTGGAGGAGAAGGGCATCCGCGCGACGGCCGAGTACGGGCAGGTCACGCTGAACCTGAAGGCCATGGAGACGCTCCTCGGTCTCACGGGGAAGTAGGGGCGTGTAATCTTCGCCCCGGGAGGCCGGGGCTCGTCTGATGAACGTGTGGCCGAAGTGTCGGCCAAGGAGGAGAGATGCCGCGAGTCAACACGGTGCAGAAGGCGCGCAAGGCGCAGGGCAGGTGTGGTCGCTGTGGGGCCGAGATCGGCGTGGGCGACGGGTACAGGTGGATCAAGTTCCGTCACGGGGGCCGGCGCGTGCGGTGCCTCAAGTCCGAGTGCCGGTTCCGCGAGAGCGACCTCACGCAGTCCAAGATGTCGGCCGTCTACGCCGCGCAGGAGAACGTGGAGGACAGCATCGGCGACTGCGAGTCGATCGCCGACCTGAAGGCGCTGGCCGAGGAGACCGCCGAGTCCGTCCGCGAGGTGTCGCAGGAGTACCAGGAAGCGGCCGACAACATCCACGACTCGTTCAGCGAGTCCGCGACCGCCGACGAGTGCGAAGAGAAGGCGCAGGAGTTGGAAAGCTGGGCTGACGAGATCGAGAACGCCCTGGACGAGTTCGGGGACGAGTTCGAGCCGACCCAGGTGGACGACCCCGAGTGCCCCAAGTGCGGCGGCCCCATGACCGAGCGCGAGGGCGACGACGGGACGTGGGACTGCAACGACGCGGAGTGCGGGAAGCGCGGCATCACCTTCGAGAACGACAAGGACGACGAGGGCCGGACCGAGGACGAGTGGCTGGACGCCGCTCGTGAGACCCTGGAGAGCATCGTCTCCGAGTGCCCCATCTGACCCCGCCCCGAGCCCTTCGAGCCCTCCTAGACCCCTCTCAGCCTCACGACGAGCCCCTCTAGCTGGCCACGCCTGCCAGGTTGCTCTATGATGGTCAAGATGGGCAAGAGACGATCGCACAAGCCTCCGGGCCGAGACACCAGGTTCAAGAAGCTGAGGGCGCTCGCCTGCTACCAAGAGGTCTACGAGCGCATCTGCGCCGGCTGGCCGCTGGCACAGGTGGCGAGGTTCGTCCAAGAGGAGCGCCGCGAGTACACCTCAATCTCCCGTCACGGCCTCGAACAGCAGTTGGCCGACTTCCGGAAGACGATGCCTCCGGGGGACCTCGTGGCCAAGCGCTTCCCCGAGGTCTTCGATCAGGCCAAGGAGGCGGTCGAGAAGGGCATCGACGAGCTGGCCGAGTTGGAGGAGCTGTACCGACTCCAGATGCACCGCATCGGGATCGACTTCGCCACGGAGAAGGGGATCGGCAAGCTCATGCCGTCGATGACGGCGGAGATCCGGGAGGCCCGGAACCTTCTGGAGAGCATGGCCAACCTGAAGATGGAGATGGGCGTCCTCTCGCGCGCACCCAAGGGCGTGGACGTGAGTGTCGGTGTCGAGGTGGAGGCCACGCTGAGCGACGACCTCATGGCGCGCTTCGGGGACGGGGCTGTCGGGAAGGTGCTTCAGGACCCGGAGTCCCGCCGCAAGGTGATGGGGGTCGTGGAGCGCTTCCTGAAGTTGCCCGCTGCCTCCGAGGAAGTCCACTAGGCTCTCCTCATGATCGAGTACGAGAACGGCCACTGGCGGTCGGCACGGACGCCGCAGGAGAAGACCGGGCTCCTAGAGCGGGACCTGGAAACTCTCACGCCAGAGGAGCGCACGACGATCGAACTCATCATGCAGGAACTCGCCAACCCGGAGGAGTCGGCCGGGCTCCTACGGACGATCGGCAACCTGGAGTGGGTTCGGACTCCGGTGGACATGCAGACGTTCGTGATGGACCCCTACTACCTGGGGAACACCTGCGACAACCTGTACCCGCTCCTCCTCGAAGACCTAACGACCCTTTTCGACGAGGGCTACAGGGAGGCGATCTTCACGGGTGCCATCGGGTGGGGAAAGACGTTCGGGGCGTCCATCGGCATCTGCCGGCTGCTCTACATCCTGTCGTGCATGAGGGACCCTCACCGCTCGTTCGGGATCGCGGCCAACTCGAACATCTCCATCGTCTGCCTCTCGGTCAACGAGATCCTGGCCACCAAGGTCGCCTACGAGAACATCGCCACCAAGATCGAAGCGAGCCCCTACTTCCAGGAAAACTTCCCTTTCGAGAAGACCAAGAAGGAGCTTCGGTTCCCTCGGAAGGTGTGGGTTGCGGCTCGGGCCTCGAATGACGGCTCCGTGCTCGGTCTGAACGTGATCGGCGGGCTGCTCGACGAGACCAACTTCATGCCCAAGGCGTCCAAGGGGCAGGACCCTCGGTTCAACCTACAGGACCGGGCCGAGGTGCTCTACAACGCCATGCAGCGCCGGATGAAGTCCCGGTTCGAGCGCAAGGGGCGACTCCCTGGCATCCTGTTCGTCGTCTCCTCGAAGCAGACCAACGACGACTTCACGGCGAAGCGGATCAAGGAGTCGATCAAGGACCCGACGGTGTTCGTTCGGGACTACGCTCTGTGGGACGTGAAGCCGGACATCTACTACTCCGGGGACTGGTTCCACGTTGTCGTTGGAAACGAGCAAGCTCCTAGCCGAATCATCGACACGGACGAGGACTTGGACGAGGTTCGGGTCACCCTCCCCGAGGACTGTGTGATCATCTCCGTCCCCGAGGACTTCCGAGGGGACTTCGAGAACGACCTCGAAGGGGCCATTCGCGACCTTGCTGGAGTGGCTACTGTCTCGGTGAGTCCCTACATCCAACGCCGGACCAAGATCATCGACGCCATCCGGAAGGACTTGAGACACCCATTCAGCACGGAGATCTACGACCCCTCTCAGCCTGGCCGGTTCTACTGGCACAAGATGTTGCGCCCGGCGAAGGATGCGGAGGCCGGTCAACGGCCGATCCTGAACCCATACGCTCCTCGGCATATCCACATCGACCCGTCCCTGACAGGCGACTCGACAGGCTTCGCGATGGGACACATCTCCGGCTGGCGAGAGGTGGTCCGTCGCGACGACGAGGGGAACAAGTATCCCGAGCGCGCCCCCGAGGTGACGTTCGATGTGATACTGAAGATCGTCCCACCGATTGGAGGGGAGATCATCCTTGGGGAGGTCCGAAAACTCGTCTACCAGTTGAGCAAGCACGGGTACATGATCACCTGCGTCTCGATCGACTCGTGGAACTCGGCTGACGCGATCCAGAAGTTGAACCAGCGTGGCTTCAACGCGATGCAGTTGTCTGTGGATCGGACGATGGGTCCCTACGACCTGCTCAAGACCGGGCTCTATGAGGACCGGGTGTACTACTACGAGTACGAGCCCCTTCTTCAGGAGCTACGCGAGTTGGAGCACGACCGCTTGAAGCGGAAAGTGGACCACCCCTTGAGAGGCTCGAAGGACGTCGCGGACGCGGTGGCCGGGGTGATGTGGACGCTCACAGAAAACTCCTCGGCGCTCCCGTTGGCGATCCTCCGCAGCGCGCGGGACGATGGGGATGCGTGGATGCAGGAGCACCAGCAAGCGGCACTAGCTCGGAGCTATGGGAGCGAGGACGTGGCCGAGATGTCTGAAGACGTTACGGCTTTGCCTCCATTTCTGATAGGCTCTGGGGGCAGTTGGGGAGACTGATCGGTTTCCAGGTCTCTCGGCACGTGGTATTAGAACAACATGGACAGCCTGCTCCAACAACTCACAGAGGTCTTCGGAGGCGACATGAACGTGGCCCCCGGAGGTACGGGTGCTGTGCTGACTCGGCCCTCAAAGCTGTCCTTGGAGGTGGCGCAGCAAGCCGTTCGGTCCATGCCGATCGACGGTCTGTACCGGGATGTGGGAGCTGTTGCAGCGCGGGTCCTGGCCGACGAGTTGGAGAGCCGATCTCTCCGGCCGGCGGACTACGCTAACCTCCCCGACCTACCGAAGGTGGTGGCGAAGAGGATCGTCGGCTACCTTCTCCGGTCGGAGGAGTTTGCTCGGTCGTTCTCCGAGCACCTTGCCGCGAGGGGATAGTGGGCGCCGTACAGAACGTCATCGATCGCCTCCGTGGCGCGTTCATCGCCGACAAGGAACGGGGAGGGGAGCTACTCGCCAAGGGAAGCACCTCTCCGACCTACCCTGATTCTGGGTACGACCTGCTCCAAGCCTACGGGTACGACGCCCTCTCGGACTACCTTCGGTTGGAGCACGATCTCCTGTCCCGCTACGTGGACTACGAGGAGATGGACGACTACCCGGAGATCGCCTCCTCCATCGACATCTACGCCGACGACGCTTCACAGCCCGACACGCAACTCCAGCGGACGGTGTGGGTGTCGAGCCCAGACAAGACCCTTCAGGGTGTGCTCGACGACCTGTTCCACAAGCGGCTTCGCCTGGACGAGGAGATCTGGGAGATTGTCCGCTCGCTTGTGAAGTACGGGAACGACTACGAGGAGATGCTCGTCACCCAAGAAGGTGTCGTCGGGCTGAACTTCCTTCCGGCGCCGACCGTGCGCCGCGTGGAAGGCCCACGTGGGGAGCTGTACGGGTTCGTGCAGGACTTCAAGGGCCGGTTCGGCTACTCCCCGCAGGAATTCCAGAAGATCCTGGCTCAGCGGACCGACGCCATTCGCCAGACGCTTCAACCCGGGGTCGCGCGTGTGCCCGGGAACATCCTCCAGCGCGTCTCTGCGTTGGAGCCGTGGGAGGTGGCCCACTTCCGTCTGCGAGGGAAGCACCGCCGCAGCGTGTACGGCTACTCGGTCTTGGAGCCGGCCCGGTGGATATGGAAGCGGCTCATGCTGCTCGAAGACGCTGCGATGATCTACCGACTCCAGCGCGCTCCCGAGCGGTACGCCTTCTATGTGGACGTCGGCGACCTTCCCCCTGGGGAGGCTCTGGCGTTCGTGAACAAGATCCGGCAGCAGCACAAGAAGAAGCGCTACGTCAACCCCTCCACTGGAAAACTCGATCTGAAATTCGAGCCCCTGTCCCAGGACGACGACTTCTGGGTCCCTGTCCGGAAGGGAGTAGAGGGGACGAGGATCGAGGTGCTCGGCGGCCCGTCCTGGCAGCACATGGACGACGTAGAGTATTTCCAGACCAAGTTGTTCACCGCAGTGAAGGTGCCCAAGGCGTACCTGGCTCAGGATGAGAATACGGCTCGGGCCGTGCTCTCCAGCGAAGACGTCCGGTTCGCCCGCTCGGTGCTTCGCGTTCAGCGAGAGGTCCGCAACGGCCTTCGCAAGGTGACCCGGACACACCTCGCCGCGCTCAACATCGACCCCTACGCGACCGAGTACACCATCCACATGACCGTGCCCTCGGCCATTTTCGAGTTGGCCCAGCTTGAGGTGCGGAACGCGCGAGCCGACCTGGCATCTCGGATGCGAGAGCACGTCTCGCTTCGGTGGGTGCTGGAGAACGTCTACCAGCTCTCGGATGAGGATATCAAGATCATCATCCAAGAACGCTCGGAGGATGTCATTCGGGAGGGGAAAGCGCAGGCCGAGGTCGAAAAACTCAGCGCCATGGCCCAGGCTGCCGCAGAGCGGGGCGCCGGAGGGGCACCTGGAGTGGAGTCCCTCGGCGCTCCTTCTGGGATGAGGGTTCTCGAACGGAAGCTGGCCGCCATTCCGCGTCAACTGCGCGGCATGATCACGGAGAAGGAGCTTCTGAGAGGGAGTCGCGAAGCCGAGAAGAGGGCAGAGGAGAAGCTGAATCGCATCCTCCGATCGAACGACGTGAACACCCGTCGTCTGAAGGAGAGCATCTCTCTGCTCCGCGAAGTCGTGGCGGCCGGTCGAGGTCGCTGATTTGACTTTCGTTTGACAGAGGGTTCGAGGAGCAGCTAGTGTCGGCCAAGATGATCGAGCGTTCCAACAAACTCCTTCCCGGGACTGAGCTACGGAGGCTCCGCATGGGGAGCTACGAGTCTCGGATCGAGGAGACGGTTCGCACGGTCCGGGCCTTGTTGGGGGAGACGCCGTTCGAGGTCGTTTCCACAAGGGACGATGGGGCGATTGTCTTCTCGGATGGGAAGTTCCTCCGGTTGGAGCTGACCGAGGAGGGACCGACGCTCTCCGATCTTGACGTCGAGATGTTCGACACGACCACCCTCTACGCATTCGTGGAGCGCGAGGCCGAGGTCGTGGCCGATCTGTTCCTTCACGGGTCGATGAAGTCGGCCGTTTCGCGACTTGAGAACCTGGTTCCGTTGGCGGCGATTCCGGACAGAGAGGTCGCTCGGGCTGAGGCCCTGATCGCGGCTCAGCGTCCATGGAAGCGCCTCTTCGAGGCCCGACGTGAGGCCATCATGGCTTTCCTGGGGGACGCGACCGTAGTGCTCGAAGAGGGCCGGTTGCGCCTCAAGTTGGGGAAGTTGTATGATGAGTCGATCGAAGAGGGCAAACTCGATGGCTTCGAGGATCGAGTAGCAGAGGTTCTTAGGATCGTGGTCGAGAGAATCGAAGAGGCTCGGGACGAGGTGGAGGCGGCACTTCTGGCAGCAGAGGCCCCTCTCTCCGAGGCCACGGAGCCCGTCTCTGTCACATTCAGGCAGTTCGCCCACGACCTTCTCGCCGATCTGCGTGTGCTATGCGACTCAAGTTCCCATGCAATCGAGGTGGTGGACGATATCCGTGCTCGTGGTAAACTCTGCGACACGCTTGTCGAGGGGTTGTACGATCGTGAGGTCGCCAGCCGCTTCGTCGTCGTAGTGGCCGATAGAATGGTCGAGGCCAGCTAGGAGGATCGAGATGACTTTGCTCAGGCACCCGGTGGTGATCACCTCCCTGGAGGAGGACTTCCGGAAGATCGGCCTCATCACGGAGGCCCGCGACGAGAACGCCGACGTGGAGGACGTGGAGGACGACGCCGAGGACACCGAAGAGGTGGACGAGTCGTCGTGCGGGTCCAAGAAGGGCAAGAAGGGCAAGAAGCCCCCCATGTCCATGGAGTCCGAGGACGACGAGGACGACGAGAGCGTCGATGAGTCCGAGGGCGAGGACGACGAGGACAACGAGGCCATGGCCGAGGCCGTCGCCTTCCACGAGAGCGCGAAGCAGATGTGGGAGGAGATGGGAGCGGCCGGTGTCGAGACCATCACGCTCGACGAGGAGGACATGGCCGAGTTGGAGTCCATGGCCGGCTCCATCACGGAGCTTCCCCTCGAAGTCATCGGCGAGGATTCCTTCGGCGATGAGGACGGGGAGGAGTTCGTCGAGGACGAGGGCGAGGAGGACGACGAGGCGTCGCCGTCTCCCTTCGAGTCGGTCGCCGAGGCCATGAGCACCATCGAGTCCATCCTGGACGAGGACACCGCTCCCCCGTCGTCGCTCGAAGAGGCGACCCCGGCGTTCGCCAACCTCGCGCTCATCTCGGAGAAGCTGTTCGGCTTCTTCGCCGAGCTGTCCGAGGCCCAAGAGGACGCGGAGTACGGGGAGATTGCCGAGGCGTACAAGAACATCGCGCAGTACGCGGCGGCGATCGTGGACACCCTCCAGAAGGAGGACGAGTCCACCATCAACTTCGATGCGCTCACCGAGACCTTCCAAGAGTACCTCGGGACGGTCCTGCAAGGACTGGAGACCTACGCCATCCTTCGGGAGGCGGACGAGGGAGACGAGGAGGGCGAAGAGGGCGAGGAGCAGGACGAGGGCGAGGAGCAGGACGAGGGAAACGAGTAGAGCGGCGACGGCCGCTCCCGCCTCATAAGGGTGGGTCGTGGCGCCGCCGCAGAACAGCGTATTCCTCGGGGAGACGAGAAGTGATCGGAGTCGAGAAGAGTCCAGTGAAGCGGAAGACGCGGACAGTCGGTCCGGCCGGCTCCGTGCTCGACCGTCCTGGGCTCGGGGGCGTGCTCGACACCATCGTCGGCCGCACCCCGTTCCGGTCCAACTTCCGATGGAAGAGGTCGTGATGGGCGATCAGACCAATTCCCCGACCCCTACCCAGTTGATCGACGAGCAGGTTCACCACTGCAAACTCGAACTGGTAGAAGGGGAAGGCGAGAAGAAGGGCCGCGTTTTCGCACGCGGCGAATTCGGCCACGCGGCCAAGCCGACCGCGAACGGCCGTTTCTATCGGCACAACATCTGGGAGAGCAACATCTCTCGGCTCCGGCCGAACCTGGAGTCGCGGAAGGTGCTCGGGGAACTCGACCACCCCACCGACGGGCGCACGGCTCTCCAGCGCGCCTCGCACGTCATCACCGACCTTCGGTTGGAGGGCGATCAGGTGATGGGCGAGGCGGAGATCCTCGACACGGCCAAGGGGCGCGACCTCAAGGCCATCCTGGCGGCTGGCGTGCCAGTCGGCATCTCGTCGCGCGGCTTCGGGAGCACCAAGCCGAATCGTGAAGGTGTCGAGGAGGTCCAAGAGGACTACAAACTCGTCACCTTCGACTTCGTGGCGGAGCCGGCCGACCCGACGGCCTATCCAGAGGTCGTCTTCGAGAACGTCGAGCAGGGCGCGACACTCATGTTCGAGGGGATGGCGTTCGAGGCTCAGGAGCCGGAACCTGCTTCCGAGCCAGAGCCCGAGCCCGAGCCCGAGCCCGAAGGCGGCGAAGGCGGCGAAGGCGACGAGGACGGAGACGACCCGGCAGAGGAAGGCGTGGCCCCGAACGTAGGGTCCGCTCCTCCGGGAGAAGCCGAGATGGCCAAGCGTTTCGCCGCGCGTGTGCTGGCGGACGCGGAAGGCAACGAGATCGACGTCGAGGCACTCCGCCAAGAGTTTGCGGACCAGATCGTCGCACGCATCGCCGCTCTCCGCGCGGACGTCGAGAAGCAGGTTCGTGCAGAGATGGCGGCCGACCCGACTGTTGCGGACGCCCGTGCGGCGTTGGAGCAGGTCCAGAGGGCACTGCTCCCGTTCTCGCTGACGGAGGACGCCAACGCGCTCCTTTCCGAGCGCGATGCGGAAATCCGTGTGCTGCGCTCTCAACTCGAAGAGGCGGAGCAGCAGATCGAGCAGAGCGAGACGCTGATCGAGACGCTGACAGCGGCGGCTCGCGAGGCGGGCTACAGGTACCACCTGGAGTGCCTGCTCCACGAGGACGACTCGGACACCGAACGGCTTCGGACCATCGTGGGTGACGTGCTGCAATACGAGAGCCCGGACGCGCTTCGCGAGCGTGTGGAGGAGGCGTACCAAGAGTTGCAGACGTTCCGCCTCGAAGAGGCCCGCGTCGAACAGCGCCGGTCTGCGATGGCCGATCAACTTCGATCCAAGAACCGCGAGTTGGCGGAAGGGCTTGAGCAGGCCCTCGTCGCCAATCGGGACCTGGCTCTCCAGGTGTACGCATCGGAGAGGTTGCAAACTCACCCACAAGGTGCGAAGATCCTCCGGATGCTCAGGCGATCTGGAATCCAGTCGCGTGAGCAAGTGGACGCCATGATCGAGGACTTCCGAGAGCCGGTCCGGGACGCTGACGATCTTGAGCAGGTGCGAGCGAGGGTTCGTGCGCGCCTGCATGGTGGTCAGGAGTACCTGGCAGAAGACGCACAGCCCGCGCGTGGCCGGGGGGCCAACGCGAGCAACTACAACGGTCTCGGAGCGTCCCTGGCAGATCTGAAACACCTGGCAGGGATGGGCGACTGAGGAAGGATTCTGGCGGGCGACGACGATCCGCCGTGGAAGGAAACTAAGGAGGCAAGCCGTGGAAGCTCGACAGATGCTTCAGGAAGAGGGTCGTCGAACGATCGCCGACCAGAGCTACGTCGGGGCCTTGATCCGGAAGTGGGGAGACTTCCTGGAGGGCCTCGCGGACCGAAGCGAGCAGGACAGGTACATCCTCGGATGCACCGCCATGCTCATGGAGAACGAGTCGCTGTGGCTCCAGAGCCTCACGGAGGAGACTCGGACGGTGAACGTCGGATCGTTCACCAAGTTCATCTTCCCCGTGTTGCGGCGAGTTTTCCCGAACCTGATCGCGAACGAGATCGTCTCGGTCCAGCCGATGACGGCCCCGATCGGCGCGGTCTTCTTCCTCGACTACGTGTACGGCTCGACCAAGGGCGCCACGACCGAGGGAGCCGTGTTCCCGCGCGACTTCGATCGGGACTACTCCTCGGAGTACGTCAACGGCGAGCCGCTCGTGACCGGCGATGGCGTCAACTTCGGCGGAGGTGGCACACCGCTCGACGCCGTGCTGGCGTGGACGCCGGTTCGTCCGCTCGACGCGGCGCGTGGCTTCCAGGTCGCGATCCGTGAGATCGACTCCTCGACCGGAGCGACCCTGAAGGAGATCGTCTTCGATGCGGCCGGGACTGGCTCGGCTTCGGCGGACTACTCCGCCGGGTCGATCAACCACTCCAACGGCTCGATCACCGGGCTCCTGTTCACGGCGATTCCGGCGCTGGGGAACCAGATCAAGGCGTTCTACTACTTCGATGGCGAGCTGAACACCAAGGTTCCCGAGGTGAAGCTCGACGTCAAGAAAGCTCCCGTGGAAGCCGTGCCGCGTCGGCTCAAGGCTCTGTGGTCGAGCGAGGCAGCGGAAGACCTCCGCGCCTTCCACGGCCTCGACGCCGAGACCGAGATCGTGTCGATCATCGCGCAGGAGATCGCGCTGGAGATCGATCGCGAGATCATCCAAGACCTGTTCCTGTCCTCGACGGGGACCACCGGCACGTTCGATCGCATCCCGCCGGGCGGCATCGCCGAGATCGACCACATCCGCGCGTTCATCACGCAGATCAGCACGGTCTCGAACCTCATCCACAAGAAGACCCTCCGCGCGCCGGCCAACTGGATCGTCACGAGCCCCGAGATTTCGGCGCTCCTGACCCAGCTCACCACGCACGGCGACTTCAAGCCCATCTGGTCGGCGGACATGAACCCGAACTCGCCGACCGACATCATGCGGCCCCGGACGGCCCACGGGCAGTTCTCGATCTACAAGACCGGGACGCTCATGAACAAGTGGGTCGTCTACGAGGACCCCTTCTTCACGACCAACAAGATGATGGTCGGTCTGAAGGGCGGGAGCTTCCTGGAGTCCGGCTACTGCTGGGCGCCCTACGTGCCCCTCCAGGTCACCCCGACGTTCCTCGACCCGAGCGACTTCAGCTTCCGCAAGGGCCTCCGGACCCGGTACGCGAAGAAGCTGCTTCGCCCGGACTTCTACGGTCAGATCACGGTCAACAACCTGTAGGCGGCGACGCCTGCGACGAGTGACCTGATCGACCTCGGTTCGTTCTCGACGGCCGCTGGCTCCCAAGGGGCCGGCGGCCGTTTGCTTTGAGGGGTGCGACCAATTGTCGCACCTGGTAAGGTAGGGACGATGGCGATGGCAAAGAAGACGGACGATGTGTTGGCCGACCTCAAGAGAGTCGGCGCAGTAGGCGGCTCACCGAAAACTCCATCAATTTCCGAGGCTATTGTCACGGAGGTCGAGATCGAGCAGGGTGCCCCAGGGGCGGTCCTACGCGATCTTCGTGGGGAGCGAGCGGTCGAGGCCATAGACGACGCGGTGCGGCATCTGGACGATGCGATGCGCGCGTTCGAGGGGCTTCGAGAGTCTCTCGTGCACCTCAGACGGGTGTGGGAGCCGGTCTCTGGGGACGAGGTTCCCTCTTTCCAGGCCCCGGAGACGCCTGAGACGGCCCTGGACGGGTTGGAGAGGCCGGGAGCCCCTCCTATGCCTCCGAACCCGCAGGGGCCGCCAGAGGCCGATAGGGGGCCACAGGACGTCGATCCCGAGGCTATCGCGCGTGCCCGAGAGATGGCGCGGCGGAAGATACTCGGCGAGGACATCCCCCCGGAGCAGAGGAAGGAGGACGAGGACGACGTTCCCTACGTCGGGCAAACGCGGGCGCTTCCCCCTGGGATGGAGCCCGAAGAAATCACGATCGGCACGGTCGGGACGATCAAGCCGAGTTTTCCAGCGGAGGAATGACCATGGCACGTAGGTTCAGAAAGAAGGCAGGGCTCGGCATCGTGAGTCTCCCCGGACTGCCCGGCCTCGGAAACGACACGATCGTGGAGGGCGACGAGTACGCTCGGTTCTGCCCGGCCATCCTCGAAGAGGTCTTCGAGAAGGCCCCGCCGAAGCCGGCCTCGAAGCCGGCCGCCGTCAAGCCCCCGCCCCCGCCTCCTCCCCCGCCCCCGCCGCCTCCAGAGGAGCCGGAGGACGAGCCGGAGGACGACGAGGAGGAGGAGGTCGAGCCTCCGAACATGTCGTGGCGGAAGGACGAACTCGTGGAGTACGCCGAAGGGCTCGGTCTCGACGTGTCGGGCCTGACCAAGGCGCAGATCCTCGAAGCGATCGAGGAAGAAGAGGGGGAGTGACGCCATGAAGTGCCCACAGTGCGGCCATCCGGAAGTCCTTGTCGAGAGCAAGCCGAACGGCGACAAGCACGTGAAGTGTCCGAAGTGCGGCCTGGACGAGGTGCGTGACAGCCAGGGGCGAAAACTGCTCCTCGACACTGTAGGTGGCGGCGACGTCCTGCTATCCTGATCAGTGAGAGGTGGAGATGGCGCGGCCCCCTGGAAACAAGTTGATGAACCGGGAGGAGTTGGGGGAGTGGATTCTCCGCCGACTGGGAGCACCCTTCTGGGACATCGAGCTATGCCAAGAGCACGTCAAGGACGCGGTGGAGATGGCTGTCCGCTGGTTCGCCGCGAAGAAGGGCGTCTCGAAGCTATTCACCATCCGAACGACTCCGAGCGTCGTGGAGTACACCCTCGACTCAGAGATCGACCGGGTGATCGACGTCGCCTACGAGACGCACAAGCTGGACCTCTCCCTCATCTTCTCGCCCTTCACGCTGCTCGAAGAGAAGATACCCTACGACACGTTCGCGTCGGGTGGGTCTGGGGGCCTCTACTCCAGCTACGTGCAGGCTCTCCAGTACATCGAGATGGCGAAGCGGGTTCTGAGTGCCGAGTTCGAGTGGACTGAGATCAACGACAAACTCTTCATCGCGCCGCCGCCCCAGGACTCTCGGAACCTCGTTGTCTGGGCGAAGATCAACTTCACGCAGATCGAAGACCTGGAGGAGCGGGATCACGAGCTGGTCAAGCGCTACGCGCTGGCGAAGGCGCAGGTGGACCTCGCGTGGATTCGTGGGAAGTACGGGGAGTACCCGAGCGCTCAGGGCACAACAACCTTGAACTGGGACAGGCTGCTCGACTCCGCACAGACCGAGATCGAGAAGCTCGAAGACGAGATCATGGGCGCCGGCTACCCGATGGGCTTCGTGACGGGGTGAGGCCATGGCGATCGTGAAGAAGTGCTCCCGGTGCGAGTTTGCGAAGCTCAAGCGGAGTGGGCCTCAGACATGTGGGCCGTTCGCACTCGATGGACGTGACGCGGACATGTTCGAGCACTTCGCGCAGGAGCACACGGAGGCGTCCGGGACGGAGATCCTTCTCTGGCATCAGAACCTCGAAGAGTCACTGCGCGACCCTCTCTACGACGAGCCGATCGACAGGGCGTGGCTCGGCCCATTCAAGCTCACTGCCTACGTGGAGTACATCGCCGGCTCTCCCCAGATGACCGAGAACGGCATGACGGTCCGATGGGAAGGTCGCATCTGGATCGCCAAGAAGACGTTGCAGGATACGGGGACACCTGCCCCGCTCGAAGGGGACGTCATCCGGTACTGGGACGATCGCTTCTTCGCGGAGCACGGCGTCAACGCCGAGGAGGGCGTCCACGGAGGGTACTACTTCGATATCATCAACGTGGACGACGACGGTCACGTGCAGGACTCGGCCAGCTTCGTTGGTCTCACGATCAACGTCCTCCGGCGCACGGAGTTTACGCCCGAGCGGCGTCTCGACGGATAACGGACAAGGGTGAGAACATGGACATGGTGAGAGTTGGACAGGCCATTGCGAGCGGCGTGTCCATCGTCTGTGCGACGTGCAAGAGGTACTGGGAGGGACGTGAACGGGGGCTACCCGACCCGAAGTGCACGGCAGCCCGGCCTTGTGGGTCGCCTCTCGCTGCGCTGACGTTCCCGGAGTACGACGGCCCGATGACGGACTTCGCGAGGTGGTGCTTCGTTTGTGGGGGCCACGCCACGAAGGGCGTGAAGGTCCGAGAGGAGCCCCGCGTCATCGGCATGTGCGATGAGCACGTGCAGTGGCTTGGGAAGGTGGAGCCTGTCGGCCTGAAGTTGAATGGCGAGAACCTGACGGACATCATCGATCGAGAGATGGGTCGAGTGTCGCAGGCTCGTTTCTTCGGGCCGGAGAAGAAAACTCTCGGCCAGGCCATCGCGGAGACGGAGGCCGAGCTGGCAGAAGAGGAGAGTCGTTGAAGGTCGAGGTCCAATCGGCGCAGTTCGATGAGGCGTATGCGCTCGTTCAGCAGTGGCAGAAAAGGGCGAGGGCTGTCCGACGCCAGTTCTTGTATCTCGCCGTTCAGAAGACCTACGATGACCTCCTCGGCTTCCTTCCCTCGGACAGGAAGGAGCTTCGGACCTCCCTCCGGATGCAGAAGATACGAGGGCTCCCGGACTCGGTGGATGGGTATGTCATCCGCTCGATTCCGAAGGGGCGTGCGATAGCACAGGCGGAGAGCGAGAACGCCGTCATCTACGTGGCGGCCAAGAGCCACCTCATGCGCTCTGTTCCGAAGGAGACCGCGCTCCTCGAAGCGTACAGTCCGTGGACATTGGAAACTCTGCCCTACCCTCCGGACCCGAAGACGGCGAACGTCATCTCTCGGCGAGTGAGCAAGCGGGAGGTGAACCGGGTCCGTCAGATGCGCCTTCGGGACCGCCCAGAGTGGCGGAGGCAGATGATCAAGGAAGGGATCAAGGTCCATCGGCCGGGACTGGAACCGAAGGCCGGCAACACCCCATCCGTCCCGGACACCGCGTTCGAGTCGCTGCGGCTGGAATTCGGCCTCGGAGGGGAGCCAGCGAAGCCGCATTGGAGGAAGGCGATCCTCAAGTTGGCTCTACGAGGTGGAACTGGTATGATCGCCCGAAAACGAGAGTTTACGAGAGCGATGACCAGTCTGTCCTTCAACGCTTGGGAGCGGTGGCCGAAACGGACCACGGGCTTTGCCACGCTGGCAGAGGCCAAGCGCTACGTCCCGTTCCAACAGCGGCTCGGGCTCCGATTGGGACGGCCATGAGCATGAAGGCCAGGTCTCACGCGCGTGAGATGCAGCGTCGCGAGAACCTCGTTCAAGAGGCATTCGACAGCTACCTCGACCACACTGTCGACCGCCTCGTTGCTCTCGGCGTGGAGGAGGCGGACGCGATCGAAGCCGTCTTCAACACGGTGGAGTACCTCGGGAACGAGGGAGTGCTGCCGCCGTTTCCGGAGGGCCGTGTGAGTCATGAGACGATGGGCAGGTGGCTTGTCGAGGCCGCTTCCTTCGGGCTCGTGGACTTCATGGTGGAGGCGGCTCAAGCATGACACACGACCCACAGATCGCTATCAGCGACTTCGAGGCTCGTGAAGCTGGCGAGGCCCCGAGCGGCATCGTCGGGCTCAGGAACTTCGATGCGGGGGTCGTGGAAACTCTCGGAGCAGAGGTCCATGAGATCGAGACAGGGAAAGGGCCTCACTCCAACTACTACATCACCCCGAGCAAGACCTTCCCCGTTGACCCGGCTCCCGGTCTTCCTGGCATCCCGGTGACGTTCTCCCACCCGGAGGACATCTACGCGAGGTACCGACAGCCGGTGATCGTGGTGCGTCGCGACGACATCTCTCCGGCGATGAATCGTTGGCACCCAGGGCACAAGTCGTGGAAGGCACCGGCACAAGAGGCCAACCCGGTCACTGTCACCATCTACCCAGGGACCTTCGGGGAGCTTGTGCTGCAAGGGTTCGACAAGTACGAGACGAAGGACACCGGGGTCCCATTCGACATCACCTACTCGATCCAGATCTACGCGAGGCACCGTGGAAAGGGACCTCTCCCGAAGAAAGGGACGCCCACGGGGTTCGTTGATGGGACGGGTGTTCCCGCAGCCGGGTCGCCTCGAAACCAGGTGAACGCGGTCCTGGACTACGTTCTCCGCCGGTACGCGCCCTACTGCCAGGTGTTCGTGGAGGACAGTCTCGGGGATCGCCGAAAGTATTCGGCCTTCATGGAAGCTATTTCTCACTTGGACGAGGTTCCCGAAGTCACCGAGCGTGTGCTAGGATTCGCCGTGACACTGCGAGTCGAGGCAGAGCTAGACCTGTCCGATCCTGTGGTGCAACGGGCCGCACAGGCATTGACGCTCAGGTCAAAAGTGCTGTAAAGGATGGTGGAATATGGCTAGCTACTTCAATAAAACTCGCGGTCCGATCACGGTGTCTCTGCGAACGGGTGAGCCGGCTGTCGTCGGCCCGAAGAAGACGCTCCACGTGACGCCGGAGCAGGACCGATCGGCTAGCCTCTTGTCCAGGGTCAAGAAGGGCCTGCTCGTCGAGGTCAAGGACAAGTCACCGAAGCCGACGCCGGCTACCGCGCCTGAGCCGAAGCCGGTCCCAGCCTCGAAGCCCCCGGCGGAATCGAAGCCGGAAGCACCTTCCATGGAGTGGACCAAGAGCCGGCTGACGGAGCACGCCGAATCGTTGGGCTTGGAGGTTCCGTCGAGTTGGACTAAGGTGGAGATCCTGGAGGCGATCGAGGAGGCGAGTCGATGACGATCGCGATCAAGAAAACTTCGAGGCGCAACGGTCGCCAACAGAGGAGGGACTAGGCCATGGCCGAAATTCTGTCGCCAGGCGTGTTCATCGAGGAGGTGCCGAGCGCCGTCCAGGTCGTGCAGCCGGTCTCCACGTCGAACATGGGAATCGTCGGCGCGACCAAGCGAGGCCCCACGGATGAGGCCACGCTCGTCACGTCGTTCGCGCAGTTCACGCGCATCTTCGGCGAGTTGATCTCCGACTCGCGGACCGGCCTGTCGATGGCCGCGTACTTCGCCAACGGAGGGAGGCGGGCTTTCGTGGTCCGTGTCATGCCGAGCGACGCGGTGGAGGCCGGAACGGACCAGAGCGGGGCGCCCTCGGCCTACGACAAGGGCCAGCTCACGAGCGCTCGGAGAGATTTCGAGTGCAACGTGGGCGACGGCGTGACGGCCACCGTCACGGAGTCCGTCCTCTCTGCGACCGCCCTCATCACACCCCTCGTGGCCGAGCCCGGCGTGTCCGGAATCACCTTCCGGTGGCGTTCGGATGACACCGCGCTCGTGGCCGACCCGCTCATGCAGCGGGACGGCGTGACCGCTCTCGTGACGGTCATCGCCAAGGCTCTCGTGGAGGGTCGAATCGACCCGACCTCGATCCCGACCGACCTCGACCTCGCGCTCCCGAGCGTGATGCCAGGGGCCACCATGCAGTTGACGTTCGACCCCGGTGCCGGGGCTGTGAACGTCGCTCTGACTCAGGTCGGCACGTCGCTGATCGCGACGGGGACCTCGGGTGCCGGCTCCACGTTCACGCTCGACCTCGTGACGGGCTTCCTGTCCATGGAGTTGACGGGCGCGGACATCCCGACCGCGAACGGCAACGCCTTCACGCTCGACTTCACCCCAGGCACGGCGGTGAGGTCAATCTCCGATGACGGCAACGGGGCCATCCCGGATGTTGGTCCGATCCTCACGGCGGCCGGCTCGGTGGACTACATCGGAGCAACGGCCGGGGACTACACGTTCACGGCGGCGGCCGGCTACGAGCCCGGCGACGGGTGCCCGGTCCTCTGCGACTACGACGTCCAAGCGTGGGACCTCGATCCCATCTCGGTCGGGTCGTGGGCCAACGACATGCTCGTGGAGGTCATCGGCAACGACGACTACTACGACGTGGCGACGGACACGTACACCCGGTTCAACGTCAACGTCCGGCTGCTCAACTCCTCGACCAGCCTCTACGACATCGTGGAGACCTACGAGGAGATTACCTTCACCGACCCGACCTCGGCGCAGTATTTCCCCGACGTGCTCAACGACCTGTCCGATCTGGTCAACGTCGTCGAGCCGGCGCTCAACGGCGAGGGTCCGGCGCAACTCAACGGTGAGGCTCGGAGCCAGGTCGTCGCTGGCGGCGACGAGGACGTGGCGAACCGGCAGATCACGGACACCCTCGCCTCGGTCCCCGTCAACGCCAGGTCGTTCAGCCTGTCCTGGACGGATGACACCGGGACGGCCCGGTCCATCACGGACGACGGGGCCGGCAACCTGATCGGCGACGTGGACGGAGCAGGCAACAACACGATCGACTACACCACGGGCGCGATCGACGTGCTGCTCTCGAACCCGATCGCCCGCGACTCGCTCCTCTCGGCGACGTGGCGGGAGTCCTCCGAGGAGGACAGCCACCTCGACGGCTTCGCTGGCGGGGCGGACGGCACCTTCACCAGCACGACCACCTACGGTCGGAACCAGTTCACGGCGATCACCCTGGAGCCAAACTTCCAGGGCCTCTACGCCCTGAACAAGATCGAGGAGTTGATGCAGGTGGTCATCCCCGACTTCGCCGGGGACATTCAGATCACCCGCGACCTGCTCGACTACGTGGACAGCCGAGAGGTTCTGCCCTCGGGCGGAGACCGCTTCGCCATCCTCATGGTCCCGCAGGGCTCGTCGGCGCAAGAGGCGGTGGACTTCCTCCGCATCGACGTGGGGCAATACTCCAAGTTCGCGGCGATGTACTGGCCGTGGGTCAAGATCGCCGATCCGCTCTCCGACAACCGTCCGGTCGTGTTCCCGCCGCTGGGTCACATCGCGGGCATCTACGCGCGCACGGACTCGACCCGGAACGTGGGCAAGGCCCCGGCTGGGACCGTGGACGGTGCTCTCCGCTTCCTCGTCGGGCTGGAGATTGACTCCATCAGCCAGGGCGAGCGCGACCTCGTGTACCCGGCGAGGATCAACCCGCTCGTCTCCGGCCCGCAGACCGGCCTCGCCGTCTGGGGTGCCAGGACCATCTCGCTTCAGAGCGAGTGGCGCTACATCAACGCCCGGCGCCTCTTCATGTTCGTCGAGAAGTCGGTCTACAACGCGACGCACTGGATCGTGTTCGAGAACAACGGTCCGGGCCTCTGGGCGAGGATCAAGGCCCAGATTCAGGGCTTCCTCACCAATCTCTTCAACGACGGTCTCTTCGCGGGGACGACCCCGGCGCAAGCCTTCTTCGTCACCGTGGACGAGAGCAACAACGATCAGGCGTCCATCGACGCCGGACAGGTCATCATCGACGTCGGGATCGCGCCGAACAAGCCCGCCGAGTTCGTGCGCTTCCGCTTCCAGCAGAAGACGCTGGACTCATAGGGAGGTAGGAACCCATGTTGGTCACATTCACGAACGCTTCCGCTGAGGACATCTTCGTGAGCCTGCTCTACAAGAACCTCGCGCCCGGGGAGTCCGTCGTGGTCTCCAAGTCGCGCTCGGAGCTTGACATGGAGCAGCCTCTCAAGGCGCTCGTTCAGGCCGGAGACATCGTTCTCTCCTTCGCGGAGGAGAACGGCGACAGCGCGGCCGTGGGCACCGAGCCCCACCCCGCGTTCACCGACCTGACGCGGCCACTGCCGGCCGACTGGCCGCTGTTCGCTGCGATCTGGAACACGGACGACAACGCGCTCAACTGGACCGACGGGACCAACTGGCGCGACGCGGCGGGGGTCATCACCTGATAGGTGCGGTTCCCGAGGTGGGCTCGTCGTAGGTCATGCAAACTCGACTGGACGGGCGCGGGGATCGTACTGTAGGTTTGAGGTAAGGAGGCTGACACATGGCGCGGCCTGTAGCAGAAGATTTTCTTCACTCGATGCGGTTCCACGTCGAGATCATCGACGGTACGCGGCCGGATGCGGGCTTCGGCCCGCCCGAGGCTGGCTTCTCCATGTGCTCGGTCCCCGAGGCCACAACCGAGGCGGTCGAGTACAAGGAGGGGACGTACATCTACACCCGGAAGCAGCCCGGGAACACCACCTTCGCGGCGATCTCTCTGTCGCGCGGCGTGGCGATCACGGACTCGGCTTTCTGGACGTGGATGAAGATCGTCATCGAGGGTGCCGGCGAGTACCGGCAGGACATCCGGATCAAGCACTACCACCGCGAGGAGGCCCTTCCGGGGAGCGGCGACGTCACCGCGAACCTGACGGCCATCCCGACGAGCGTCCCGGCGGCGCGCACCTACGAGGTGTTCAACGCCTTCCCGTCTCGGCACAAGGTGGCAGGAGACCTCGACGCCACGGCGTCCGAAATCTCCATCATGGAACTCGACCTGGAATTCGAGTATTTCAACCTGATCATCAACGCATAGCGAGAGGCCGGGACTTGCTGCGGCGAGTGCCCGGCCGTTTCGCGGGGCTGGTTACCTAAGAGTTGACAGATGGCGCGCTCGAACCTGACGGACTACCTCCAGAACTACCCGTTCTGGCTCATGGACATCGCGCCGATCGAGCCCCTCGCGTTGCCTCTCTTCACGCCCCTTCTCGGGTTCTCGGCGATCACCTCTCCTGAGATCAACGTCGATATCACGGAGATTACCGAAGCCAACTGGTTCTTCCGGCGCAAGGTGGTCAAGGGCGGAGACGCCTCGAACATGACGCTCTCCAGGGCCTCGAAGTGGTACGACAACGACTTCTACAAGTGGGTCTTCTCGGCTCTCGCTGGGAACACCGGAGGCACCCGGACCCTGCACGCCTTTGCTGTCGGAGGGGTGACGCCTCGTCGCGACCTGCTCTTGGTCCATTTCCTGTCCCGGAACCCGATCAGCCACCCCGGTGGCAACGCATTGGCCGCTTCCTTGGGCCTGTTGGCCCTCCAGGGGACCGCAACGGGTCTGGTGGGGGGTGCGTCCACCCTCGCATCCGGGGCCTTTGTAGGGGGTGCTACGGCCACCGCAACGTCTATCGGGTTCACGGCTGCCGGAGCCCCGCTCGGGCCGTTCGAGGTGGCTCCTCGCCTGCCCGCGAAGGCATGGGTCCTCTACGGGTGCGTTCCGTCCCGCTACAAGGCAGCCGGGGACTTCGATGCCACAGACGGGAGCATCTCCATTCAGGAGTTGGAGCTTGCCGTCGAGTCCTGGGACGAACTCTCGCTCGGCACTGAAGCGGCTATCGCGGCTTATGGGATAGCCATCGCGGATGCTGTGAGGAGATGATCATGGGAAAGGACTGGGAAGACCTCGACACCGAGAAGCTACTTCGCAGGCAGCGAGAGCAGCACGAGCAGACCACCTCCGGAGGCGTTGGAGGGTACGAGGTTCCGCTCGGAACCCCTCTTCGGCCGCCCATCCCTCCTTACGAGCCCGTCGAGCAACCCAAGAAGAAGCGCCCGAAGAAGGCGTAGCCGGACGTTGAGCGGCTCAGGGAGATTGATCCAGTTGGCTTTACATCAAAAATGCAGTAAAAGGAGCGCATGATGGACGAACGAGCGGAGATCCTGAAGGCGACGGTGGACGACAGGAAGGAGTCCTGGACCACGCGAGTATGGGACGCCTGTGGGGGCAAGTGCTCCAACTGCGGCTCGACCTACCGCCTGAAGGTGAGGATGATCGTCCCGAAAGAGGCGGGCGGCCAAGAGGTCGTGAGCAACGCTATCCTCCTCTGCCGGACGTGCGAGTTGGCTCGCGAGATCAAGACCAAGGTGCCACAGCCCGCGTCTGGTGAGCACACGAGGCCGATCAACTTCTTCGTGAGCCAGGAACTCCACCACAAACTCAAGAACGGGCTCGCGGCGGACTACGGGTTCAGGAGCGTGTCGGCGCTCGTCCGATACCTCATGGCGAAGTTCGTGGCGGACGCCGACGAGTTCGATGACCTGGAGATGTACCAGGACGGAGGCTCGGATGTGAAGGTCAACGTCTGGGTTGGGCGGGACGTCTACGCCCGATTCAAGGCGATCACGGACAGGAACGGGACGACGGTGACGGATACCTTGAAGGGCCTCATCCGGATGTACGAGGCGGAGGCTCGGAGGATCGTAGGGAGGACGAGGGCATGAGCGACGAACAGACACTCCAGGACGAGCTGGAAACTTCCGACAGGCCGGACCCCTCGGTCGGCGGCGCCATCGAGCGGATTCACACCGTTCGGCAGATGGAGACGCCGAAGGGAGCAAACGGCGTCTTCGAGTTGCCGTGCGGGTATCTCGATCCGCGTACACGGGAGCTATGGACGGAGGTGCAGGTCAAGGAGATCACCGGGAACGAAGAGGACATGCTTGCCTCGCAGCAAGTCCCCTCTGCCCAGAAGATTTCACAACTTCTGGCCGGCTGCGTGACGCGCATCGGGAACGTGACGGACAAGGGGCTCATCGCCGGAATGGTCCAAGACCTCACGGTCGGGGATCGCGTCTTCCTCATTTTCGCCATCCGCCGCGTCACGCTCGGCGACGAGTTGCCGGTCCGCGAGAAGTGCCCCGAGTGCAAGGTCACCACGCTGTTCATGGTGGACCTCGACAAGGATCTCGAACCGAAGCCGATGCCCGATCCGACCAAGCGCGTGTTCGACGTGACGCTTCCGTCCGGGCTCTCAGCTCGATTCCGGGTATCCACTGGGCAGGACGAGGCGAACATGGCGAAGCTCGTTCGGCGCCAGAAGCACAAGTCCGACGCGCTCTCTCAGGCCATCCTCATGCGATTGGAGATGCTTGGGGATGAAAAGCCGACGCTCAAGATGGTAAAGTCTCTTGGGATGCGTGATCGGAACTTCCTCCGGGACCAGTTTCAGGCGGTGGAGGGAGGCGTGGACACGGCGCTGGAGTTGGAGTGCCCGGCGTGTGGGCACGAGTGGGAGAAAGACCTCGACCTGAGTGCTGCGAATTTTTTCTTCCCTGGGGGTCGGCGGAGGCCCTAGAGAAGGAAATCTTCTTTCTCATGGAGGTGTGGTCGGGGCTCTCCTACGAGTCGGTCATGGCGATGCCGGTGACGCGCCGCCACCGTCTCATGCTCGAAAAGAGCAACCTGGAACGGAGGCGAGCGGAGGAGCACAAGGCGGCGATGCAACGGGCTCGTTCCCGCGCCCGACGACGGTAGGAGGCGGCAGTGGCGTTGAACTTCATGGGGCTGGGCTTTTCGTTCGGTGCGAAAGACACCGGCCTGGACGCCACTCTCGGAGGTGTCGGCGATCAGTTCAAGCAACTGAACGACTCGCTCAAGGAGTTTCAGGACGCCGCTTCTGTAGGATTCTCGCCAGCCGAAGAGTCGCTCAAGGGGCTCTCTGACAGCCTCTCCTCTTTGGGGGATGCGGCAGACGTCGATCCCGGTGGGACGTTCATCAAAGGGCTCTCTGACGAGATCGACACGCTCAAGAAGACCGGCGAGGAGTGGTCGCTTAGCGACCTCGATCTCGACATGCCGTCCGACCCGAAGGACCAGGTAGACGACCTCGGCGCGGCGATGGCGGGCATGGCGGGTGAGGCCGCACTCGGCGGGTCCAAGTTCGGCCGGATGGCAAACTCCGTCCTCGGCGGAGCCGGGAAGATCACAGGAGCCCTCGGGTGGGTCGGCATGGCGCTCGGTCCGATCATCTCCGGGTTCGGGCAGGCTGCCGAGTCGGCTGGAGGGATGATCGACGCGGTGACCGGGCTTCCTGCCCGCGTCGGGAACCGCATCCACGCTCTCGCGAATGAGGGCATCAACCTGACGAACAGCCTCGAAGGGGAGGCGGTGGCGCTCGGCCAGACGGCTCGGCAGGTCGGCGTCAACATGGGGTACACCGGGGCCAACCTGCGCCGCTTCATCGGGCAGGCCACCGGCATGGCGATGGGCCTCAACATCGGTGCCGACGAGGCGGCCCGCGCTATTCGTGCGTGGGACGAGTCGGCCGATACGTTGGGTGCGACCGGGCTGAGAAGCGCACAAGACGTGGCGAGGCTGACGGCGGCGTTGGGTATCAACGCCGACGTGCTCCGCAACTCGACTTTGGAGTTGAGAAATCTCGGCGCCTCGGATGAACAGATCCACCTCGTCACGTCGGCCTTGGCGCAGATGGGGCGAGAGACCGGCGACGTCTCTGGGGCCTTGAACGAGCTTCCACAGGTCTTGCAGATGCTCGAACGCCGCCGTGCACTGGGGGACACCCCGGAGCAGATGGCAGCCTTCGCGGCGGACACGGCGGCGGCAGCGCGCGGCCTGTTCGCTTTCACGCAGGACTCCGAGCGCGCTCGGTCAATGGCGTCTGAGCTGGCCGGGACCGTCACAGAGAGTCGCGAGGCGTTCCAGAACATGTTCGCGGGCGTCGAGGACCAGCTACCTCAGTTGGTCACGGAGCTTGCAGTCACGCGAGGGGAGGTGGACGAGTCGTTCCGTCTCATGCAGGGCGGACCCGGAGGGCTCATCGAGGGGATGGGGCGCCTCGTTCAGAGCACTCGTGAACGCGGAGGGAACGTCGGGCGGCTCATGGAGTTCATGCGGGGCCGACTGCAACAGGTCTTCGGCCCCGAGATGACGGCCACGCTGGTCAACTTCTGGGGGACGATGGACGCGGAGACCGTCTCCGCGATGGGGGCCATCCGCAACGCCACGGTGGACCTCGGGGAGATGGGACGCGAGGCCCACACCACTGGGCGAACGCTCGATGAAGTTTTCGAGCGGATGCGAGCAGGGTTCCAGACCGCTTTCCGTCGAGTAGCTCGCCCGGCCGTGCGCGACTTCGTTCGAGACACCGGACGCACGCTTCGCACGCTTCGCACGCGCATGACTGAGGCGTCCCGAGGTGGAGGGGCGCTTGCACAGGTCATGGAGACGCTCTCCCTGTCATCGCAGATCGGCGGCTTGGCGCTCATGCCTCGGGAACTTCGTTCCACGACGATCGCAGCCGACGAGCTACAGGGGATGGTGACTCCGCTCATTCAGTCGTTCTCGACGTGGGGAGGCATCGTCGAGACCGTCGGGTCCTACATCGCCCTGTTCGTGACGGAGGTCATTCTCGCTCGAAGGGCTGGGGAGGACTGGTCCGATGCGATCGGGAGGGTCGCGAGCCGGTTCGCTGACATCTTCGTGAACTGGATCAACGACGCAGAGAGGTTCATCGTCCAGATCGTCGATGCCTTCGCCTCTTTCAACTGGGACGACCTCTTCGGGCCGGAGCAGGGTGAGGGGAGCATTGCTGGGGCGCTCGGTCGTGTCATCCGACGTATCGGAGAGATGGACTGGGGTCACATCTGGAAGCAACTCCAGACCGGCTTCGACAATCTCTTCGAGCGCGTTCGCCCGTGGCTTGAGCAGAAGGTGAACGAGGTGAAGGCCCTTCTCGGCCAGATGCTCGAACAGTGGTGGAACGAGATCGACTGGGGACAGGTCTTCCGTGGTATAGGGAGCCTCGCAGCCGGTCTCTGGGAGGCTGTGCAACCGGCTCTGGCGCAACTCGCGACGATGATCGGGACCTGGCTCCAAGACCACTGGCTCGACATCGTGATGATCTCCAACGCCGCTCTGTCGGCCGCGCTACTCTTGCTGATCGTCGGCGCTGTCGCGGCTGTTGTCGCGCTGGCGTTGCTCCCGTTCATCTCCATGTTCGCGATGATCTCCGAGGCGTGGGATCGCTGGGGCGACGACTTCATGGAGTTCATGGGAGGGATCGGTGAGTGGTTCGTTGAGCAGTGGGAGAGCCTGACCGGGTGGTACACCGATCAGTGGAACGAAACGATTGACGACCTCGCTCAGATCTGGAGATTGGCTCGGAACGCCCCCACCATCTTCATGAACTGGCTCCGAGGCTTGTGGGACGGGTTCATACAGTGGTTCCGGCAGAGGTTCCCTCAGACGACGCAGGCTATCGCCGAGGTGCTTCCGCAATGGCAGGCCCGGTTCGAGGCTCTCCGAGAGACGATCGTCAACATCTGGAACTCGATCTC